AACAGGTCCTGTTGGAGCAACTGGAGCAACTGGTGCAGCAGGAGCAACAGGTCCTGTTGGAGCAACTGGAGCAACTGGTGCAGCAGGAGCAACAGGTCCTACTGGTCCTGCATTAAATCCTCAACCAGTGAGATGGTCTCCTGTTTTTTCTGCAACAGGGTTAACATTTACTGGAACAAACGCAACTTATCCAACCTATGAAAGTTATTATGTTCAAGCAGGTAAGTTGGTAACTTTTTACATTATCGTAAATCTATCAACTGTTACTTCTTTTGGAACTGGGCAATATAAACTCCAACTTCCAGTTGCTCCAGCAGCAAATATGATGAACCACTTTAATGGTTGGGTACATGTAGACCCTGCGGTTGCCCCTGATAACGGGGGACATTCCATACTCAATGCAGACCATTTGGCTGGAAGCACGACACTTGATTTGCATTACATAAAAGCAGCAGGTCCAAACTCTGCTGTTGTTGAATCTCTATTTGCTCAAGGCACCCCAGTTACCTTAACTACAGCAAGTAAGATTTACGTTAATGGAACTTACATAGCAGCATAATTATGGCGGAAAAAAAGAAACCTGTTAAACCAGAAAAACCAGTAACTATTGCTGTTGGTGTTCCTGGTCGTAAGGCTCACATTGCACACAAAGTCTCAAAAAATAAAAAGGGCGATGTCGTGGTTGAGCACACAAACTCTAAACAGGGTAAATACGATAAGATTAACTTAACCAAACAAAGCCAAGGCTCAATAAAGACAGTTTCACAGGGAGTAAAAGGCGTTAAAGATTGGCACAAGAAAAACCCTCATAAGGCTAGGAGTAAATAATGGCGACCAAAGTTGCTGCAGACCCTTGTTGGAAAGGGTATGTTCAAGTAGGTATGAAGACCAAAAACGGCAAAAAGGTGCCAAACTGTGTTCCTGAAGGTTCAGGAAAAAAGAAAGTAGCAGCACCTAAGAAAGGTAAGAAATGAACTTAGCAAGCGAGTTAGACTTTTTGGTAAAGGGGCTAGTTGACTTTCCAGAAAATGAGCACAATGCCTCAGCACTAGCAGCAGTGCGTCCTATTGCTGCAAAAATTACGATTTTAAAAGACCAGGTAACAGAGAACGCTCTTTCTAAAGAACAAACCATTGCTTCTTTAGGAAACTTAAAGTCTGAGTTAGATGCTCTTGACTCCGTTTTACCTTTTGTTAAAATTGCTTCCGAAGACCTTCTTCGGTTTGCTACTACATTAGAAAGCGAGTAATGCAATGTGTGCTGTATGCGGATGCGGTAAGAAAAAAGGACAGGCTGGTTACGGCAAGGGTAAGGGTTCTGCCATGGATGATAAGAAGAAAGCCTCCATGCTAAAAGGCAAAGCCAAAGATAGCAAGAAGAAGTAATCCAATGGCTAAAGAACTATCCCCTAAGCAAAAGAAAATCGCTCAAGTTGCTGGGAATCCTAAAAAGATTGAAGGCAAAGATTTTCAAGCATTAAAAGCAATGAAAAATGGTTCTGGAGTAAAAGGAAAGAACCAAAAGCAATTACCTCGTAAAAAGGGTATGTAATCTGTAAAAGAGTTAAAGTTTAAGCCCCCGACTGGGGGCTTTTTCTTTATCCTTGTCTTAATAAGAACCGTGCGGGTCTTGTTGCTTTACTTGCTGATTTAACTGCTGCTTTAAGGAGATTTCTATGTCTACTCCATGGTACGAACAGGTTGCTAATATGCAATCTGCTAGTGAGCGTGATGAGTTCGTAAAAGGTATGTACGGTTTTAAACCACATAATCAGCATAATTTTGTAATTGGTCTTTTGGCTGGGTATGTCGGAACTAAACTACTTTTCAACTCAAAGAAGTCACGCCGTGAGACAAATAACTAAACTTAAACCAGCCTTTTTAAAAGCAGCACGTCAAACCGCTCAATTTATGACGCTTGAGTTGCGTAATGAGACACGAGCAAGCGGTTGGAATCCCGATATTGTTGACGCTATTAAAGTCTCGTATTCTAATAACCATTTTAGTATCAATATCCCTGCAAAGTATAAGTCATTGGCAAATAACTGGGAGTACGGAACCCCTAACCGTCAACCTACTGGGGCTATTAGACGTTTCTCTAATCGCCCAGAAGAAGCAGAGAAGTTTCTTTTAAAAAGCGTTCAAGTTTCTTTAAGAGGTGTGCTATGACATTAGGTCCTCTATTTCTAGAAGAAGACAACATGTTAAAAGAACACCTCAAAGGAATTCTTGTACATGACCAAAGAGCAGACAATGAACAAATTGGTCGTCCTGTACAGGTGTGGTTTGGTCAACCTGACGTAGAACTTAGAGACCAGACATACCCATTTATTACTATTGATTTAATTGACATTATAGAAGACCGTGCACGCTCACATAGAGGAAAAGTAGACAAAACTACTGCTCCATATTTACAGCCTGCCAATTTCCCTACTAATAAATCTTGGCAGATTGATTACCCAATTCCAGTCAATATCGACTACCAAGTAACAACTTATTCACGCCACCCTCGACATGATAGAGCGATTCTTAGTGAGTTGCTTTACTCAAGGTTAAAGTTTCGTAACGCAACTTTAATCGGTAATGACGATACCGTCCGTCGTCTTGATGTTCTCGATGTCTCAAAACGAGACGTTGTAGAACAGGCTAAACGCCTGTTTGTAAATGCAATTACTGTGCGTATTTCAAGTGAAATTGCTCAGGATATGTACGAAGAGTTCTACAAGGTACAAAAAGTTAAAGTCATTGGTTCCGCTCCTGCTCCAAGGCAGAGAATCATCGGAGTCAACTACGAACAAACATCTCGCTCATAATCGGACCCTCTACCAACAACCTAGATAGGAGAAATCATGGCAGTGTATAAAAGACCAGGAATTTACATTAGTGAAGTCCTGCTCCCTGCTCCAATTACTAACTCCATAACAGCACAGGCTGCTGGTATGGTCGCTGCACCATTTGCCCAAGGACCAACAACGTTGACCTTGGTTAACTCATGGTACGAATTTACAAAGCAGTTTGGTGGGTATAACTCATTATTCCCAGCAACATTTGCTGTTTCTCTCTTTTTCCAAAACGGGGGAAGAGAACTTTATGTTAAAAGAATTATCGGTCAAGGTGCAGTTGCTGCAACAGGCGTAGTTCCTCGCTCATCTGGTGCTGGAACCGTTTTGACTTTGACTGCTAAAAACAAAGGCACTGATGGAAATAACTACCGTGTTCAAATTCAAAGCGGAACTGCTGTAGGAAACTCCCTCAATATTGCTATCTATAAAGAAGGCATCCCTGGAACATCTTCTAGCATTCTAGATGACGTTCTAGTCGAGCAGTATGAGAATGTTTATACTGATGAACCTCTTTCGAATAGTTATGCACCAACTGTAATTAACTCAGTTTCTCAATTGTTTACATGTACTGTTAGTGACAACACAAACCTACCATCAACCTCTGTTGTACCATTTACTGGAGGTAGCAATGGAAACGCTGTTATTGACACTGACTACTCAAGTTCAACAGACGGAGTAGTAGCAGCAATTGAAACAATTGACCGTCCTCTAGTTGTATTTTTGCCTGGACTATACGATTTGTTAAATGCAAATCAAGCAACACAGATTCAACTTGACGTTGCTTCTGCTTGCGAACGTTCACAGAAAAACTTCTATGTAGGAGAGACTCAAAAAGACCGCACAGTTGCACAAGCACTTAGCACCGCAGATTCACTTGGTGCTGGTAGAAGTTTTGCTGCTGTTTACTATCCTCACGTATTTGTTTCTGACCCTCTTGGCGTAGCAACTGGTGCTACACGTAAAGTTGGTCCTGCAGGTGCAGTTGCTGGTTTGTTCTTAAGAACAGATGCAACTGTTGGTCCATTTAAGGCACCTGCTGGTTTAACAGCAAACCTTGTTGGAGTAGTTTCTACAGAAAAGACATTTACTACTACTGAGTTGGATAGCCTTAACTCAAGTAAATATCCAATTAACCCTATCCGTCAAATTCCAGGTGCTGGTATCTCAGTTATGGGTGCACGTACACTGCTACAAGATGGAACAGCAAACAAGTATGTAAATATGCGTCGTTCGCTTATTTACATTCGTAAGAGTTTGCAAAACCTAACAGAGTTTGCGTTGTTCGAAAATAATAATGAGCAGTTGTGGGGTCGTATTAATACGACCATCAACACCTTCTTAAACGAATACCGCAATCAAGGAGGATTACGTGGAAATTCTCCAGCAGAGGCGTACTTCATCAAGTGCGATTCTGAAAACAATACTGCAGCCTCTATCGCTAGTGGCGAAGTTCGCATCGAAGTTGGTGTGGCTTTGCAGTACCCTGCGGAATTCGTGGTTATTAACCTTAGCCAGAAGACCTTAAACTAAGAAAAGGAGCCTAGATAAAAATGGCATTCGTAGATAAAAACAGGTCCAGTCTTGCGACTGACCCAATCAGAAACTTTAGGTTTTTGGTCAATTTTTACCCATTGAACTCAAATGACACTAACATTTCTGATTTAACAACAGCAACTATGGGCTTTACTTCAGTTTCAGGAATGGCGGTAACCACAGACTCTATTCCTTATCGTGAAGGTGGCTACAATACAACTGTTCACCAGATTCCTGGTCAAACTTCTTTCCAGCCAGTTACTCTACAAAGAGGCGTACTTATTGGAAATAAGCAGGGCTGGAACTGGATGAAGAACATGTTCTACACAGTTCAAAATGGTGGAAACAGAACTATCAATCAAAACTTCCGTTGCGATATTGAGATTTCTGTTCTACCACACCCAATCTCAACAATGGAGACAAACGCAACAACAGAAGATGTCGCAATGCGCTTTAAGTTCTACAACTGCTGGCCTACAGCACTTGCTTACTCAGACCTTAACGCTGGCGATAACTCTCTTCTTGTTGAGCAAATGACTCTAGTACACGAAGGATTTGATACCTCATTCTCTTCTTTCGATTCTAACAAGAAGTTTGTCTCTGCTGGTCCTGTAGATACACCACCAGCAAAAGCGTAACTAACTAACTAAAGGAAAATAACATGACTACTCAAACCGTAAAAGCATCTGAAAATCCAGACCTTGTTAACCAGTTGGTTTCACAAGCGATGGCTGAACCTGAAAAAGAAAAACAAACAGTTGTAGTTACACCCCCTACTGATGTTCACGTAACTCTCCCTGGCGGATTTATAAATGCTGCTGGGGAGAGTGTGACAACAGTTGAGGTACGTGAATTGACTGGAAAAGATGAGGAAGCAATTGCAAGAGCACAAAATCTTGGAAAGGCTCTCCTGCAAGTTATAAGTCGTGGCACTGTAAAAATTGGTAAAGAACCTGCTACCGAAGATGCTTTAGACGCTATGTTGGCTGGAGACAGAGATGCCATCATGCTTGGAATTTATAAAGCAACTTTTGGTAGTACACCAGAACTGCAAGGTTTTTGTGGCGGGTGCAATGCTTTTAAGCCAGTTACAGTGGATATTAATGAAGACATTAAAGTAAAAACTCTAGTAGATGAACCTACTTTTGTTATCAATGCAAAGTGTGGAGAAGTAGTAGCCACACTCCCAACAGGTTATTGTCAAAAAGAGTTGGTTAATAACTCTGACAAAACGATGTCAGAATTAACAACTATTCTTCTTGAAAACTGCATCCTTAAGATTAACGGAAGACCTGTTATCAGTAAAGCACAGATTCAAAACTTAGGCATTAGTGATAGACGCTTAATTGGTGAAGCAATCAATAAAAACGCAATTGGACCAGTATTTGAAGATATTTCAGTGCCTTGTCCTGACTGCGAAGGTGAGGTAAAAACTCCTATTAATTTAGGGATTTTGTTTCGCTTTTAAGGTATCTCATTATCCGACATTGATGGCTGAATGGTTAGCATTGTCGGAAAGGCATCAGGGTTGGACTCTCACTGAGATAAAAGAACTTTCAGTCAGAGAAAGAAAAAATTGGTTAGCACTTGCTAAAGAAGGTTACTAAGGAGTTGACGTGGCAGAATTAAATGATTCGTTAAAACAAACCGACGAATTATTATCCAGCATTGTCAAAAGCCTGACTTCTGCTGAGCAAATTACCAAACGCCTTGAAGGTTCTATGGGCGGAGTTGCTGGAAAAGCAAAATCCGCCAAGGGCGGTGGTGACCGCCATATTGGTACTGGTCAAGGTAGCCAGATGCCTCACATGGAAAAAGCAACTTTTGGTGGACAAGAAAGAGTTGATAGCACTGCCGAAATCGCTATGCGAGAAGGTATGGAGGCTACTCGCTATGGTTTGACACCTACTCGTGGAGCCAAAGCACTAGGAGTTGCACAAGGTGTTGCACAAGCAACCTTTGGTATTGCTGCTGGAGTAATGGCAGCAGTTCCAGGAGTTGCTGAAGTTGGAGCAAGTGCTGGTAATTATTACGGAGCCTCTATCCGTTCTAATATGAGTTACCAAGGAATTACTAAAGCAACTTTTGGTGGTTTAGCAGGTGGTGTAACAAGCACACTTGCTCCTTCTAATATTGCTTCGATTGCTGCAGCACGTGGAATCATGCCAGGAAGTGCTCAATACAACGCTTTAGTTGCAGACGTTGGTGGTGCTGCACGTTACATGAATATGGCAAATGAAAATGCCATGGTTGCTATGTCTGGTTTTACCCAAGGAGATTTTTCTTCTAGGTTGTACAACATTGGTATTAGCACCTATGACCCAAATACTGGTAAGGCTAGAAACCAATCTGAAATATTTGGTCAAATCTACAGTCGCTTAACTCAGGGACAAGGCAAGATGTCCCTAGAAGAAACAATGACAAGTTTCCAAGCAGGTATTTTTGGAAAAACTGCAACTGATTTAGGTATGACAGAAGACCAAAGACAGTTATTTATGCAATATTCTGTTGATAGGGCACAAGGAAAGCCAACAGATTTATCAAAACTAGGGTATGGGCAAAATCCTTTAGCAGATAAACAACGCATAACTACTTCCGATACATCTGTTTTAAATACATACACAGAGCCTGTATTAGCAGGTTTTAAATCAGCAGCAGATTTAATTGTAAACACTGTTAATCCTGCATTAGAAAGTATGGCTGGTGTTGCTGGACGAGTTTCTGGATTTTTGGGAGGTATGGGTGAGTCACGTGCAGGACAAGGAATTGGTGTTGCAGTAGGAGGAATCCTTGCAGGTGTTCAAACAATTATTGGACTTATGACTGCGGGTGCAGTTCTAAAAGGCGGTATGGCTTTAGCAGGTGGTGGTACTGCTGCTGCTGCAGGTGCTGCAGGTATTAGTGCTGCTGCTGCAGGTGGAACCGTTCTTGCAGCAGGTGCTGCTGGGTATTTAACAGGTAAGGGTGGAAAAGCACTAGGTAATAAATTAGGTGTAAACCAAAGTGTTACTCGTGCTGGTTCTACGGCTGCTGCTGCTGGTATTGGAGCAGCAATTGGCACAGCAATTTTTCCAGGTGTTGGAACAGTAATTGGTGCTGGTGTTGGTGGAATTGCTGGGTGGTTTGGTTCTGGTGGTGGTACTCCAGGTTACGGAGCATCTTTTGGTGGAAGTAGTACTGGGAGTTCAAACCCTGCTTCTCCAATTACTAACGGTGGGGTAGGAACACCTTACGGTGCATCAGGAAATCTTTGGTCTGGTGGAACTCATACAGGTCAAGATTATCCGTGTCCTGTTGGTACTCCTGTTCATGCATCGTTAGATGGAATAGTTATAAACACAAATCCTGGTTCAGACTACGGAAAAACTGTTGAAATAGACCATGGAAACGGCTATCAAACTTTGTACGGTCACTTGTCTGAGGTATTAGTTTCTGTAGGTTCTGTTGTTAGCAGAGGACAGTTAATTGCAAAAAGCGGTGATACTGGAAAAGTAACTGGACCTCATTTGCATTATGAAGTACGTAAGGGAAAAAATAATCCAGTAAATCCTGAAGAATTAACAAAAGCAGGAGCAGTTGGTTTAGGTAGCATTTTAGGTGCTGGTGTTGGTTCAGGTGTTTCTGGAATTCAAACACAGAATTATGACTTAAAACAATACGGTTCTGATTCATTGCTTGGGTTAGCAGCAAGTGCTGGAATAAATCCATTAAGTGGTGGCACAAGTGGTGCAAAAACTAGTGGTGGCGGTTCTGGAGTAATTCTTGGAACTGGAAGTGAAAAGGAATGGGCTGCAGGTCTCCTTACGAAATTAGGTGCTCCTGTTAATGATGCTGCTATCAACGCTCTTACAACATGGATGCGTCATGAAGGTGGTCACTGGAAAAACAGTGCAAACTACAATCCACTAAATACAACACTTTCTCTTAATGGCTCTAGTAGCATGAATTCTGTTGGAGTCCAAAGTTATAAGTCTTGGGAAGATGGATATGCAGCAACTGTTGGAACCTTAACAGGTAAAAATGCAAGTGAACGTGGTTATGCTGGCATTGTTAATGCACTTAGAAGTGGCCAATCTACTGAGCAAATTTTATCTGCAATCAATAACTCAGCATGGATGACTGGTAAAACTGGTCAAAACCCATACAAATTTCAAGGTGGTGGTTCTCCTTCTGTAGCAACACTAGGTTCATCTTCTACGGGAGTTACCTTAGCACCTTCTATAACTATCAATGTAAATGTTCAACAAGCATCGTATGCAGAGGCTATGAACCTTGTTGAAATTGTAAAAACACAACTTGAAAAAGAAAATCTATTTAAGTTAGTAGGTAAGAAATAATGCCTGACGTAAAAGGATTAGGTGCAAAAGCACGCCAAGAGGCTACTTTGGCTGCTGGAGTTACTGCTGCTAGAGATGAACGTAAAAAAGAAGAAGAGGCTCGAAAAAAGGCTGAAACAGCAAAGGCAACTCAAAAAACTCTTAAGGGACTTGCTCAACAAATTGAAACACAAGAGGCTTTAAAAAAGCGTATTTCACAAGAACGTAGCCGTCTTCAAGATGTGTATAACTCTCTCGTATTGGCTAATGCTCCAGCAAACCAGATAGCCATTGCTAAAAAAGACTATATTGATGCTGATAACACTATTACTAAAATTGATAACAGCATTAAAAAATTACAGAATGAGTATGCTACAAAAGCAAAAGGATTAAAAACTGATGCAGAAACATACCGCGAAGAACTAAGAGTTAAAAAAGCACTTCAAGATGCTAAAAATAACAAAAGCAACAACAGCAGTAATAAAAATACAAAACAACCTCCTAAACCTCCTGCTGCTGCTCCTACTATACGATTTAATGCTCCGATGGTTAAAAGTGCTTACTTTAGAAACGACTCAATTGTTGATAGAGCCTTAGTATCAAGAGCGGTTGAACCTATGTTGGCTTCAAAAATGCTTGCTACTTTAAGCACTTTTGGTGACGGCGACACTAATAGAGGCTTTATTGTTCCTAATAAAAAGGCGATAGATGCTGCGTTATCACGACAGTCTGATAAAGAAAAAGCAATAACTGGTGGTTTTAAAATACCTTACGGTTTTAGATTTCATTACAATCCACAATCTGTTGACCAAACTATTGGAACATTGCAAGGTATTTCTCCAGAGTTAATGATGTCTGGAAAAGACCAAGCAAACATGATAACTGCCCCAACTCAAAGTAGCACTATTAGTTTTCAACTCTATTTGAATAGAATAGAAGACATGAACGCACTAGCAACCTACAGTGTTAATTCTAATAGTTCTTTTGCTCCAATTGACTCTGATGAGAAGTCTTTGCAGTATTACCCAGAAGTTGTAAAAGCAGAAGACCGAAAGTTAATTAAAGACTTTGGAACTATGTACGATTTAGAGTTTCTGTTTAAAGCGGTAAATGGTGAAATGGGTGGGTATAAAAGCCCCCTCCGTGGTACAAAAACAGCAGATGTTGGTTGGTTAAATGGTATGGCTATTGAAATGCACCTAGGTAGAAAACTGAGATACTTAGCACGCATTATTAATGTAAGCGTTAAACATATCCTATTTACTGAAAATATGATTCCTACTTTATCGATAGTAACTATTTCAGCACATAGATTCCACGATACAACAACGATTGATGCAAAGTAAGGGGCTATCATGATTCCACTTTCCAGTAGATATGCTGACGGCACTTTATTAAAAGGCTATCACCCTGTTAAACAAAGTTTTGAGGTCGGTGTTTACAGAGTATTCCCAAACAATGTATCAGGAGTTTTTTATTACTCATGGGTTGAAGGGGATAGATTAGACATTCTTGCTAGTAAGTTTTTAGGTGACCCAAATCTTTGGTGGGTAATTATGGATTACAACGACGATATTCATAGCCCATTTGAGTTAGTTCCAGGGCAACAATTAAGGATTCCAGTCCATGTCCTATAACCAAAAATATTCCTCACGTGAACACAACTCTTTTTCTGTAGAGTTTCCTGATTACCCTACCTTTTCTATGCCTGCTAATGAAATGACTTTAGTACAAGCAGTAAATACGCACGATATGATGACTTTAAAGTTTTCTGACTTTGGTCTTTTTATGCTAAAAGGTTTAAAAACTCAGTCTCCAGTCACAGTAAATTGGCGAACATCCAATGGAATTAAAGGAAAGTTCTTTGGAGTTGTTTACGGAGTACAAAGAACACATGCAGTTCAGGCTAGTAAAGAATGTGAAATTATTTGTTTAGGTTTGACTTTTTTAATGAAGGACTCTAAATCAGGTGTTTGGATAAATAAAACAATTGACGATGTAGTTAAAGTTATCGCAAAAAGAAACGGTTTAAAGGCTGTGGTTAGTGGGCATCCTGCACGATACTCTCAAATTACACAACAAGGAGAAAGTGACTGGGAGTTCTTACAAAGACTTGCTGAAATGAGTGGTTACACCATTTCTGTAAAAGAAAAAACCCTCTTGTTTAGGACGATTGATGAGATAGTCTCTGAGTCAGTTGGTGGAATGCCTATTCTTTTTCAAGAGCAAACCTTTATGCCACCATATTCCAGTTTGGAAGAACAGACATTAGACAGAATTACTCCTTTGTACGGAGACTATTTAGAAAGCCCTGATTTGCCAAATAACTCTTTTAAAATTACTAGGGGTGTTGACCCTATTAAAGCCCTTACTTTTACTACAACCGAATCACCAAAAAATAAACAACAAGTTAGAAAAACAAAGTCTGACCCTATCTTTAACCAAGAATTAACTAATGTTGTTGTGAATACAAAAGACTTTTCTCAATCTGTTGCAAAAGCAAAGGCTGCAAAAGCACGCTTTAATATACCAGCAAATTTCCAAAGCCAAGGAGACCCAAGAATAATGCCAAATTCTTTGGTAGAAGTTCAAGGAGTTTTAGATGATGCTGATGGTTATTGGCTAGTTCATAAGGTAACTCATTATTTAAATGTAAATGGTGTTTATCAATGTAAAGGAATTTTACTAAGTGATGGCAAAAACCAAAACTTACGAAAGAACTCAACTGCTAGTAAACAGTCAGATTACCCAAGTGTTAACATACCCGCTACTTTAAAAAACCAATCCGCAACAAAAAAATCACCAAAATATACAAAACCAGCAATTGAATTTATTAACGGTAAAGCAAAAACCTCGACTGGAAAGTGGGCTTAATAATGTCTTCTGAGTACGCAATTAGTTTTCCTTTTCGCTTAGATAGTTATGGTGATATTGCTAAAACACAAGACCCTAGTAAAATTTGGGCTGACAGAATTACGTCTGTAATTGGCACTATGGTTGGTGAACGAATAGCACGCCCTTCTTTTGGAACAAGGATTGCCAATCAGTGGCTAAACGGATTGGGCGGTATTCAGGGTGATATGGAGGCTGAGATTCAACAGGCGTTCATTGAATTTCTTCCTTTAGTGACTCTCTTAGAAACTTCTTTTGAGCACGACGATGCAAACGGGTCTCTTAAAGTTATACTTACTTATTCATTACCAAACGATAAGGAAGAAACTACTGTAATTGCTCTTGTCAGTATTGGCAACAAACAACCTCAGTATCAGGAGAACATCTAATGGCAATTAATGAAACCCCAGTAACAATTGACTACACAAGTAGGGACTACGAAGCCCTTCGTGAAGAATTAATTGCAAGAATTAAGGAAAGAATTCCTGAATGGAATGGTGCCGATAATAGCGACTTCGGTGTAGTTTTAGCAGAAGCCTTTGCATATCTTGGCGACGTTGCAAACTACTACATTGACCGTATCGCTAATGAGTCGTTTTTGTCAACTGCAACTCAGCGTGAAAGTATTTTAGCAATTGCAGAAACCTATGGGTATGTTCCTTCTGGGTATAAAAACGCATCGGTTGATGTTGTTTTTTATAACAACTCTGGTTCTGCAGTTACCGTTCCAGCAGAAACTAGAGTTTCTGGAGAAGTAATTGCTAACGACACTGTAGAAACCGTCACCTTTACAACAACAGATAGCATTATTGTTCCGCCATTTGCTAATCAAGCACGAGGAGAAGCAACAGTTCTTGCCTATCAAGGAGAATTAAATACAGTTGAAGCAAACAACGTTTACGGTGTTTTACTCGGTACTTCTGATGCAGAGCCATCTCAAACGTTTCTTATTGAAGATTTTCCAGTTGTTTCAAATAGTGTAGAGATTTATGTCCAAGGTGGAACTGCTTGGAAAAAGTGGCAAAGAGTAAGTCACTTAATTGACTTTAGTGCAAACGATGCTGTGTATACGACACGCTTAACAGCAGATAATGAGGTTTTTGTACTCTTTGGAGATGGTGTATCGGGTGCAATTCCAACATATCAATCAGCAATTAGAGCAAAATATGTTGTTGGCGGAGGAATTTCTGGAAATGTTCCAAGCGGTACTTTAACTAATATTGCACGTGTCCCTGGTCTTTCACAAACACAGGTTTCTGCTTTAAATGGCGTACTAGATGTAAATAACGTTAAAGGTGCTGTTGGAGGAAATGAGCCAGAGTCTAATGACTCTATTCGTATAAGTGCACCTCTTTATCTACGTACTCAAAATAGAGCAGTAACTCTAGATGATTTTCAAAATTTAGCCTTGGCAGTTGAAAATTGCGGAAAAGCAAAAGCAGTCGGAACTTCTGCCACTGCAGTAACTTTATATGTTGCTCCTTATCGTTCTTTTTCTGATTTTGATGCTACTCCTGGCATTGAGGTTATCAACAATGTTCCAACCGCAACTTTAGAATGGAACCTATTAAAAACAGATGTAGAAGCCTTTTTAGCAAACAAAATGCTTGTTGGAACAACACTAACTGTTGTTAAACCCGTATACGTTCCAGTCACTATGAACCTTCAATACACAAGACAACCAGAATTTAGTCAAACAGTTGTTGAAAAAGCAATAAAAGCAGCCATTGTTGAAAACTACTCGTATAACTTCGTTGATTTTGGACAAGAATTAACTGTTCAAAACGTAGAGTCTCTTCTTCAAACAGTTGAGGGTGTCAAACTGGCTAAATGTCGTTTTCTTTATAAAACAGGTGGAACACCGAGTTTGGCAGCAATTTCTGCTGCACCAAATGAAATATTTACTTTTGCAGAACCAGACGTGGTACTTGAGGTCCTCTAATGAGTAATGAGTATCCAGGAACTTACCGAGGAGTAGTTACTCACAATAAAGACTCTGAAGGACATAGAAGAATCAAATGCAAAGTGCCACAATTATTTGGCGATGCAGAATTAAATTGGGCGTGGCCTTTAGAAACTTCAAGTCTTAAAACACAAGTTCCTGATGTGGGTGAGGGTGTATGGATTGCCTTTGAAGGTGGTGACCCAGGTTACCCAATTTGGAGTGGAAATTTTGGAAAACCAAAAAATGGAAAACGTGTAAACGTTAAAGTTTTGTCTGACTCTGTTTCTTTAACAGGGTTAACTTCGTATTTTAAAACAGAGCGTACAGCCAATGGAACTACGGAGATTGATTTGGTTGCCACCCTTTTAGCCATGGCTGCTGCTCTAAAAGACCATGAAACACGAATTGCTACCTTAGAAACTCAAATAACCCAAAAAGCAAACATTAGCCATAGTCATTAATACCCTGTTTAGGGAGTCAAAATCCTTGTTTAACGTCAAAATTGACCTTAGTCGTTTAGGAGAATAACTATGCCCGCTTCGTATCCTTCAGGTGTCAAAGGCTTTACTACCAAGGTTGATTTTACCGACCTTGTATTAGCAGACCACGTTAATGCGTTACAAGATGAAGTTCGTGCTCTACAAGCAACTATTGGAACTGACCCACAAATAAGTAGTGGTTGGGTAGGCACTCTTGATAAAACTACCCAAACTTGGGCAACTTTAAAAGCACGTATTGCTAATATTGAATACGGAATTTCTGGAGATTCTCACACTCAGTACACACACAACACTGGTGGAGATACTATTCAGGCTAATGGTGCAGCAATCATTCCTTTGAAACTAAAGGGATTTACTAGTCAAACAGCAGACTTACTACGATTTGAAAATGCAGCAGGAACAACCCTAACTAAAGTTGACAAAGATGGAAAACTTTTCATCAATAATCAAGAAATTAAACCTGTTCTTCATCAACAGGCTCAGCCAGATGGCGTAGCGTTGGGATTACCTCAAGGAACTCTTTGGGTGGACTCTGACTCTAATCCTTCAGTTTTATCTGTAGACACAACTATCCAGATTACTGGCGGAACACTTACTGGTGACCAAGCATTAACTTCCCGCCTTCGTAATATCACCGTGTCTACTTCTGACCCAACTGGCGGAAATAACGGAGATATTTGGCTTAAGTACACTGTGTAGGTCTAAGTAATATGCCTATTCAGATTAAAGTAGCCAACGAATATGTTTCGTCAGGCTCAGTCTTTTTTAAAAGTGGTGGTGCTTGGTTAAAGGCTAAAGAAGGTTACGTTAAGGTTGACGGTAGTTGGCGTAAATTCTTTGTATCTGAGTTTAAAGACTTTTTTGAAAGAGCAAACGCATCTTCTCTAGGAACATCTCCTACAGGACAACTTTGGACTGTTTCTCGGGGTACATTTAATATAGTTGATGGAAAAGCACAAATTGCTACTTCAAAATCAACTTATCCAATTGCTTTAGTTGATGCTGGTTTAACAGATTTTGAGTTACAGGCTAATGAGATGGTCCCAGGCGTTGGTGTAATAGTTAGAGCGGACTCTTCGACTACTTGGTGGGGCTTAGTTGGTTGGAATAACCAGACTGCTTATACGTATTCTTTTTGCCCGCAGGCGTTAGTTAATCAAGGCTATTGCATTGTAGATAATATTTGTCAGCAAACAATTTGTCCTGGTGGTTACACCTCAACTCAAAGTTGTACATCAGGTGGGTGTGCAGTGCGTGCCCCTGACCAACTCGTTGGTTATGGCTGCACAACCACCTACATATCTGGTGGATTGTCTTGCCAATATGTAACTATGCCTGAAACAACTTGCTCTAATGTCTGTATTAAAACGTGCAGCAAAACAACTTGTACAGCAGGACCAATTACTTGTTATAACTATCCTAAATGGGGAAGAGTTTGTAGTCCTGGACCAGACGTGTGTACAACATCGTCCTTCTGTTGTGATAGAGATACAGTCTGTACAACAAGAAACGTTACAACTCAAGTGTGTGAACAACTACCAGGAAGTTATGCCGAATCTTGCATTGGATATGAGAGTGTTCCAGGAGCATGTATAACTGCTAACCCAGACGTGTGTACAACAACTTTAAGTTGTCCAGGAGGAACTACAACTCAAAACGTTGTTTGTGGTTACCCAAACTGTGCTCAAACAGGTTCTCGTCAAGTCTGCCCAGTTGCAGAACAAACCGCTACTGGATACAATTATGATTACAAAATGTATCTAGTTAAGTCAGTTAACGGAACTATCACTGTAGAACAACAGTTTGATATTGGGGAAAACTTTAAGGCTGTTCGAGTTCTTGGAGTAGGGCCTGATTTGGTAGTAAACGTGTATAGAGATAACGCGTACTCAGACCAGATTAAGGTCTTGTCTTACTCCTCGTTTACCTCTCCTGCGGGAAGTAACTTCGGTATATTTGGTTACCCTTCAAATTACCAAGAGGGTAATACAATTGGTTCAATACAGGTAAAGCAACCAGGAGCATAATATGAGTGAAAAAAGTCCGTGGCAGTTATGGAAAGAAAAAAACCCAGGTGACCCTGTTCGTCCATGGGATTTACTTAACCCTAATGTAAAGCGAGTAGACGATGAAACTCGGGATTACCGTCTTAATCATTGTCTTGGATGTAAACATTTAGTTAAAGCCACTAAAACGTGTACTAAATGTGGGTGTTTTATGACAGAGAAAACAAAATTAGCCCATGCTTCATGCCCCATTGGACTATGGGGGGCTGTTACTATAGAACCTACAAACACAGAAGGAGAATAACATGGCGGAAAACAGAAGATTTTTAGCGTTTGTTCTTGATGGAGAAGTAGCAGAAATTCTTCAAACCGATGACAAACTTGCTGCTATTTTTCTAAGTCAACCAAAAGTAGTTGAATTTGATAACGAAAAAGACAGCGTTGTTGCTGGTATGAAGTACGACGGCACGAAGTTTAGTAACCCTGAGTAAAAATGCCTACATATAGAGAAGTATACGTTTGGAACGGGAATGCTTGGGATTCCCTTGCTATTGCCCTGCCTGATTTAACTTCCTATGCTTCAAAAGTTGCAGATAATACTTTTTCAGGAGTTCAAACTTTTAATGGGAGAATCAATAGAGAGGGTCAAGTTCCTTACGCTATTGAAACAGGCACAGTAAACCTAACTACCACCACTACTGGTGACCAATTAATTATTGGAACTAAAACATTTGGTGTAGGACGGTTTACTTCTCCACCTCTCGTATTTTTACAAGTTCGTTACGGTACAACTGTTAAAAATGGGTATGCAACAGCAAAAACAGTTAGTGCAACTCAATTTGGTTACGAAGCAGTAATGAATGTTGCTATTACAGATTCACAAAATCCTATAACACTATTTGTTGATTACCTCGCTATTCAGATGGTTTAGGAGGTGGACCAGTGGCAAAATATGCTGGTTCCATTTATCGTGGAGCGTACTATGGTAACTCTCCGCGTCTTGTTTATAACGTTACACCCTTCCTTGCTTACGCATTAACCTACGAAAAAGTACAACTATTTTGGCAATTACCGCAAGGAGATTTTTCTCAATTTAGGCTTGTACGAAATAACAATAACTTTCCAGAAAGTGCTGAGGATGGGACAATTGTTTGGCAACAAGTGTCTCAAACAAATATCAGTGGGCAAGTTTCTCGAAACTCTATTATTGATGGCGAAGACAATGTTTCTGAGACTTACTACAAAGGCTTAATTCCTGGTCAATTTATTTATTATACAGTCTTTTTGTATACTTCGACAAAAGTATGGGTTTCTGCTGGTTCTACCTATGTATTAATACCTAAAAAGTTAAACGGCACTGACAATTTGTACAACGTGCTTCCAAGAATCTTTACTACTAAAGACGGAAGTCCTACTGGACCTATCGAAAAAGACACAGTTCTGTATAACTTTTTAGATTCTTTTGGGTTTACGTATGACCAAATCTTAACTTATGCTGACTTAATTAAGCCTTCTTTTGGAGAGTCTAAACTTCCTCCTCAATTTTTAGGTTATAAGTTTTTAAGTTACGGTCTTTATTTAGAAAGAGGCTTAGCCTTTAAGAATCAAAAAAAGATGGTGCGTGAGTCTGCACGACTTTTTGCTTTAAAAGGAACTGAGTTAGGAATTAATAATTACATTGAATCTTTAAGTGGTTACGCACCTGTTTTAACTAAGTCCCCGAATCTTCTTTTGGATATGCAAGATGCTACCTTTAAAGAAGGTGTAGGACGTTGGACGGCAACGGCTGGGACTTTATCTGCAGATAACACACAAGTTTTAGCAACAGAAACAAATGCTATTGACACAGTGTGGTCTGGAAAAGTAATAACAGTTTTGCCTACAGTAACAACTAAACAAAGATTTAACGATGTTGCTCAATTAACAACTAACGTAAATCACGGCTTAGAGGTTGGAGATACTGTTGTTGTTTCTGGTGTTGACTCTACCTATAACGGAACGTTTACAGTTACAACTGTCCCATCATTAACAACTTTTACTTATGCAAGCGTCAATGCTCCAATGATTCCAACTGCTGCAACGGGAACTGCTGCTGGTGGAACTGCTATTTCTTTAGGTAGAGACAATCCAATTACAAAAGGAATTCCTGTTGTTCCTGCTAAAAGTTATACGTTATCTTTTTACGCAAAAACAGTTGCTAATGGAACCCTCACTCCAGCGTTATACTGGTATGACGAACTAGGAAAAATAATTGGCTCTAGAGTAATGGGCACTGAACTAGGAACAATTGGACAAGTTCAGAGAACTACTTTAGTAGCAACATCCCCAGCAGGTGCTGTTTATGCTGGAATTAGAATTTACTTAACAACTCCAGGAACTTATTACATTGATATGGTCCAACTTGGAGCAACGATTGATTTAACAAACTATGATGAGCCACGTGGATTAGATGTATTTCTAGAGCCTAGAAAAGTAAACCTAATTAGTAATCCATCATTTGAAACCAATGGAAATCTATGGACTACGAACTCTGCAAAAACGTTAGTATCCGATGTTCCTGTAGGAGTACCAGGAACTCAATCTTTGAGACTTAGTGGAACTAATGCGCTATCAATAATCCACACCTGTGCCACTTCCTCAACGTACACAATATTTGACGATAATAACTATGTATTTTCTATTTATATGAAAGCAAGTGCTCCTTGCACCGTAGACATAACTTTGGGTGTGACTGATGAAACGGGAACAGATGCGGAAAGTGCTGTTCAATCTTGCTCTTTAACAACTGAATGGCAAAGATTTTATACAACGTTGTACATCCCAATTGACTTTTCTCCCCAAAATACTATTACAATGACGGCTCGTGTTTCTGGCACTTTGACAGGTCAAACAGTGAATCTTGACAATGCTCAAGTTGAACGCGGATATGCCCCATCAGAGTATTTTGACGGCTCTATGCCTGCTGATTATGGTGTTGTATGGTCAGGTACCGCTCATGCTTCTAGGTCATTTTACTATACTGACAAAAACATCAAAATCCCACGTCTATTGCAGAGCCTTTCCGATTGGATTCCTCGCCACATCCCGTATCGTATTAGAAGTTATGCTGGAGTTGAGGGAAGTTTCGCTCCGTAAAAAATTAGGTCTAAGATACACCCATGGACCTACTTATAGAACTACTTGTAATCTCTTTTGCTGTTGCCTATTTTACTGAAGCAATTCAAGCCTTCTACGATTTAAAAAAATTACGAGGGTTTGTTTGCCTGCCATTTGCTGTGTTGTTCTGTTGGTTATTTGGATACCCATGGATAGAAACAGCACTCTTTGCTCCTGCTAGTTCATTCTTAGCACTAGCCATTACTATGTTTATTACCAAAGAAGAAGTAAGCGTTCAACCAATTCGACGATACTAGGAGTAAAAAATGACGCGATTATTAGTTGTTGGCGGTGCTGACGATATAGACGTAACTGTTGGTTTAAGGCAGTTACTAGAAAGAAAAAATATCTCAGAAATAGTCTTGCCTATGAATGAGCCAAATGAAACACATGACCAAATTATTTTGACCGCTTCTGAAAAGAACATCCCAGTTCGCACTGGTGAAGACCTTGAAGTCTTGATGGAAGTTTTTGTTGCGGAAGACATTTTGGCTGTTGCTTGGGATGAGTCAGATGAGTGCTTCGAGGCAATTGAATGGGCACATGACAAAGGCTTAGATATATGGGATATTGCAAATGGTTTAAGTATTGTCGATACTCAGACAGAGGCTTTAGAGGAACACCTTGATGAGGTAATCGCAGACTTTACTGAATCATTATCGGCTTTGGTTTACAAGATGGTGATGGACCAAATAAACGGCGATGGTAAGCATAAGTACCGTCGCTCTGAGTGAGCCTTTCATCTCGGCTGCTCGAGGCGAATTTAAGCCATTTCCAGTTCCGTCTCTTTGTCACCTTATGGTCCTTAGCAACCTCTGACGGGGTGGTAGAGCAGTCCATGGATACTCTCGGCTGCTCGACGCAGGCTAAATCAAGAAACACCGTCAGAGAGGCTATACGAGCCTTGGAGGACAAAGGGCTACTTGAAACACAACGCAAAAAGCGTGGGCGAGGGTTCTATTCTGGAAACACATACCGTTTGTTATGCCCTCTGTGGGAGGCATCAGTATGCCCTGCAGAGAGGGCATCTACAGATAGAGCAGATAGTAACTATGACTACCTAGTTAATAAGTCATTAGTACCTAATAGTCATATTAGTCAAACTAGTTATGAAAATATAAAAATACACAAAGTAAGTGAGGAATCAATGAATAAAAGTTGGCGTGAAGAACAAGCCAAGGATGATTCCATTGGTGGAATTGGGAAGTTGGAGTCAGAGACACCGAGGACACCGCCGAGCAAGCGAGACACCAAGACACGGGGCTTGCGACCAAAAGAAGAATGGACACCCCGAGATGTTGCAGCAGAGTTCTCCTACCTGGTGGGTAAGAAGTTTCCTTGGCTTCCAGGAACCGTCAATGTTGGTCACCTTGCAGGCGCATTGAGCAAGCAACGCAGTCAGTATCAGACGACAGCCCTGGTCGAACTCGAGTTGTTAAATATGTTTATGGCTGACCAAAAGAACTTTATAGGTATTGGCAACGAGGCTCCGTATTTGTATAAGAAGTTTCTACAAATGTTTAGAACCCATCTTGTCAAGGCGCATAACAATCTTGGGATAGTCCTGCCAAATGTTGAGGGCGTGTCAGAAGAGATTATTACAGATGTCCTCTATGCTTCGGATGGAAGAACTTTTGACAACACTATTGCAGGTCGGTCTGCGCTAGAAAGGTATGAGAAAAAGTTACATGCCTAAATATGATTTTAAATGCGACACTTGCGAAGACAGCGTTGTAGAGATGCATCTTGCCTTTGATTCTACAGAGCGTCCTTTATGCGACCGTTGTGGCAATCTCATGAGCAAAGTATTTACACCTCCTGCAGTTCAGTTTAAAGGTGGAGGCTGGGGTGGCTCGTAAGAAGAAAGACCTTCCAGTCTTTGCCATTGTTGAGATGCCAAAGTGGAAGTCTAAAATTTTAGATGTTATTGTCGGAATCTTATTTCCAGGAGAGTTGTATTTTGTTTTAACACTCCAAGAAACACAGATGACTACAGATGGAAAAGGCAAATACACAGACGACAGAGGAGTAACCATTGACTTATCAAATTGAATCCTTGGCTCCTTTAAAGAGACATTGGATACTGCGTAACTCAAATATTCCAAGACGTTTTCTTGGTCTAGAGCCTTCTGACATGCTGACAGAATTTCCAGACACAGTTGTTGACTGGTTAGAGGAGATAGTAACGGGAAACGTTATTAAGCAGGTCGGTGGTCTTGGTTTAACAGGTGTTGGGTTGCTCTTTGACGGAGGACCAGGACTTGGAAAAACAACTCACGCCGTTGTAGCAGCCATGGAGTTTGTCAAGCAGTTACCAGATGACGAAGAGACTGCTAAAAAAGTTCTTGAATACAAGTCAGGGTCAGATTACGGAATGTTATCTCGCCCAATTTATTACTTAACGTATCCTGAGTTTCTTTCTCGCAAGAAGGCTATGTTTGACGCAGATGCTGAAGAAAAACGTGAGATGAACCGAGAAATGGAAGGTTTTCACGGACGTGCAAAAGAAGATTGGTTAAACGTTAGATTGTTAATTCTTGACGACTTAGGGAAAGAATACGGCTCTAACTATGACAACACTTCTTTTGACGAGATTTTACGCAGTCGATATGACAGAGCATTGCCTACAATAGTAACTACCAACGAGATGCTGGAAAATTGGGGAGCCAAATACAGCAACGCGATGGCAAGTTTTGCTAACGAGGCATTCCAAAGAGTTCGCTTAGTTAACAAAGACTTAAGAAGGGCACGAGCATGAAGAAAGGCTCAAATTTGGATACTTGGAGAACTGTTCAGTTATTCCTCTCGACAACAGGGGTGTACGAGGTACAACTACGCCCTGGCGACACTACAGCGAGATGTAACTGTCCTTCCTACCAAGTTAGAAGCAAGTGCAAACACACTGACTTTATACAACAGCGCATGTTAGAAAACGCTGGACAATACGCTATTTTAGTTCCTGAAGATGTTCCCGAGGAAGAGACCTCAAAAGCAGCAGAGTCTGCAGAAGCCTTTAGAAGTTTTATTCTTAAATATGCGAGAGTAGAAGTGTTGTGAGAAATGGCGACATTTCTAATGAAACACCTTCGCGATTAATAGTTCTTGCTGAAGTTGTTGCACAAACTGAAGAGGTAAAAGAGAAAAAACTTTTTAAATCTTCGACATATCTTCGCATTAGTAATATAAATAAAGAAGCAGTTGCACAGTTATGGATATTAACTAACAAATACGGTTTATCCGTAGAACTTGCAGGTATTGAGGAAAGTGGTTTAGATAAATCTGACTTAGACCACATTATGGACATTCTTGACAGGAGAGGAGGTAACCCGTTTAATTTTGCACAAATTTACATGACGACACAGGAGTTAGTTGATGACTTGCCCTATCGCGTAAATTTAAAAGGTGTGATAGACATTCCCCCTAGATTGGGAAGATATGGTTCTTGGGGTATTGAATTAAATCGTTTATGAGAGGAGAATGAATTCGTGGCAGCAGATAATGAACACAGGCTAGTAAGTAAAGTAATTCGCGACCGCGATATTCTCCCAGTATTACAACGCGGAGTTACATTTGATTGGTTTTTAGATGACGACAATGCTCGCGTTTGGAAGTTTGTTGTAAAGCACTATGCAGAGTATTCAGAAGTCCCTACTGCAGTTACAGTTAAAGACCATTACCCAACATACAAAATTTTAGATGTCCAAGATTCATTAGATTTTTTAGTAGACCAAGCGGTAACTTTTAGAAGAAAGTTACTTGTTCGCCAAGGTTTAGAAGAGTCTGTTCACAAGTTAACAGAGAATGACCATGAAGGTGCTTTGGTTGCTATGGAAGCAGCCATTACTCGTGTTAACTCTCAAGGAGTTCAAGGAACAAATGAACTCGATTTAACAAAAGATGCTGAAGCACGTTTTGCTGAATATCAAGCGTTAGCGAACCGAACAATGCTAGGAATTCCAACAGGCTTCGACAAAATTGATGAAGCAACTGCTGGATTACAAGGTGGACAGTTAGTGACAGTTATTGCTCCACCTAAAACAGGTAAATCGCAAATAGCACTAGCAATAGCGATACACGTGCATCGTAACGGCAAAGTGCCAATGTTCCAGTCTTTTGAGATGACTAACAGAGAACAACAGCAAAGACATGATTCGATTCGTGCTCAAGTTTCCCATGGTCGTCTTCGTCGAGGAAAACTATTTCAAGATGAAGAGACTCGTTACATGGATATGCTAAAAGGCATGGATGGAATGAAGGACTCGTTTCATCTTGTTGATGCTGTTAATGGATTAACAGTTGCTTCGTTATCTGCAAAAATTTCAAAGTTACAGCCAGACATTGTTTTTGTAGATGGTGTTTATCTCATGATGGATGAAATGACTGGTGAGATGAATACACCCCAATCTATTACAAATGTGACTCGAGCCTTAAAACGATTGGCTCAACGTCACGATATTCCAGTTATCGTAACTACTCAGACCCTTTTATGGAAAATGAAGGGTGGAAAAGTTACTGCAGATTCAATTGGTTACTCTTCCTCATTTTTCCAAGATTCCGATGTTATTCTCGGTTTAGAACCAGTTCCTGATTATGATGATTTGCGAACTTTAAAAATTGTGGCAAGCCGTAACTGTGGTCCTAGCGAAACAAGTTTGACGTGGAATTGGGAAACAGGGTGTTTCCACGAAGAAACAAAGAATTCAAGTTGTGTTGTTTGTAAGAGAGGCTCAGTAATATGATGGTTGTAGACGTTGTTAAGGTTTTAGACAAACTCGGTGTTTATATTATTAGAGCACGTGGGGATGAGATGCTGTCTCATTGTCCTGGTCATGAAGCAAGAACTGGACAAAAAGACGTTAACCCTTCTTGGTACATAAACCAACGAACAGGTGCTCACATGTGTTTTTCATGTGGATTCAAAGGAAACTTATTTTCGTTAGTTGGAGAACTTCAAGGTTTGTATATTTCCGAAGACATTGACTACGGTGCTGTTAGCAAATGGATTGCTCAAGTCGAGGAAATTACTCCGCAAGAATTGGCTGCTCGTTTAAAAGAAGCACCACAGTATGTAGCACCAAAACCAGAGTTACCTATGGATAACTCACGATTGGCGTTGTTTACAGAACCTCCAGCATGGGCTTTAAAGGCAAGAAATTTAACAGCAGAAGCCTGTCGCAAATACGAAGTGTTATGGTCTGGAGAAGATACTTGGATACTTCCAATTAGAAATCCACATGACAATACTTTATGGGGTTGGCAAGAAAAGAGTGCTAAAGAACGTGCTTTTAAAAACAGACCTTTAGGTGTTACAAAATCTAGGACATTGTTTGGTGCACACGAATTAACCCCTGAACAAGCAATTTTAGTTGAGTCACCTCTTGATGCTGTTCGCGTTTCTTCTGTAGGAGCCATTGGTGGTGTGGCTGCTTTTGGAGCACAGGTTAGTGAATCGCAGATAAAACTTTTACGTTATTCAGATGTGGTAATTGTTGCTTTAGATAATCCCAAAGTAGATGCTGCAGGCAAAAAAGGTTGTGAAGCATTTCTACAGGGTGCAAGAAAGTTAGGCATTACTGCTAAGTTTTTTAACTACGGGGAAACAGGCATCAAAGATGTTGGTGACATGAATAATGACCAAATTCTTTGGGGTATTGAAAACGCCATTGACATGATTTATGGGGAGAAGGCATATCTCTAATGTTTACGGGGACTTTAAAGCCTTATCAAGTTGAGGCTGTTGAACGTATGGCAAAACAAAAGAAGATGCTAGTTGCTTACGAAATGGGTTTAGGAAAAACCTGCATGACTATTGCAGCCTTAGAAGAACTAAGAGAGCGAAAAGAAATCTCTCAATCTACTTTAGTTATTGTTTTAGCCAGTTTAAAGTATCAATGGGAGGCGGAGATAAAGAAGTTCTCAAACGCCACCGTTACCGTAATCGATGGTTCAAAAACCGCAAGAGTTAAACAATATGTTGATGGTTCCTACACAGATTACATAGTGACTAACTATGAATCTATAGTCAATGACTGGGACATACTAAAGGGGTTAGTGTTTGACGCTATTGTTTGTGATGAAGCAACTGCCATCAAGGGGTTTAGGTCAAAAAGAACTAAAAAAGTCAAAGAACTTGCAACCAAAATTCCTGTTAAATATGCCTTAACTGGAACTCCTATTGAGAACGGCAAACCAGAAGAGTTATACAGCATTATGCAGTTTGTTGAACCTACTATGTTAGGTAGGTTTGATTTGTTTGATAAAACGTTTATTGTGCGAAATCATTTTGGCGGGGTACAGAGATACCGCAATCTTCCGTTGTTACACGAGAAGATTAAAGAAGCGTCGGTGAGGAAGGCTCAGTCAGACCCTGACGTTGCTCCTTACTTGCCCGCCACTATTCATTTAAATCCTATAAAGGTGCGTTTGAATAAACCTGCTCGAACCTTGTACGACAAAATTAAGTTAGACCTAACTAATGATTTGCAGGAAGCACAAGCATTGTTTGGTGTGGGTTTCTCTTTAGACGCAATTTACGGGCAAGGACAAGTATTTGGTGGACCTGCAGATGCTATGCGTGGGGCTATCATGTCTAAAATTACGGCATTACGAATGGTTTGTGATAGTCCTTCCTTACTTGTAGACAGTTCAACTAAATACAAACTAAATCAAGGATTGGGTGGAAGTTCCTATGCTTCTCATCTCGATGATGAGGGTTACCTTGATAACTTAGATTCGGGTGCATCAAAACTAGACGCTGTTGTTAATTATGTAGTAGACCATTTGGATACAGACGCACTGTCTAAAGTTGTTATTTTTACTAGTTACATCAGCATGTTGACTTTGATTCAAAACGCTTTATTAGAAAAGAAGATTCAAAGCCGTATCTATTCAGGTCAGTTAAACGCTAAAGAAAAAGAAGATTCAAAAATTTCCTTCCAAACTTCAAAAGAAATTAGGGTTTTAATTTCTAGTGATGCAGGAGGGTATGGGGTTGATTTGCCTCAAGCCAACTTACTGGTAAATTACGATTTACCTTGGTCAGCAGGTAAGGCTGTCCAACGTAACTCGAGAATACGACGTGCGTCAAGTAAATGGCCCTCTGTTATTATTCAAGACTTCTTAGTGTTAAACTCGATTGAAGAACGGCAATTTGAAATGCTAAATCAAAAGAACTTAGTTGCAGATGCTGTTGTTGATGGGACAGGTATAAACACTAAAGGAGGCGTTGATTTAACAGTTGGTAGCCTTTTAAACTTTTTATTAAACGCAACTATTTAAGGAGAACACATGGTAAAACCAATAGACGAACCTAGAGACTTTTCTGACGGTGACAGTCTTGAAGGGCAGATAAAAGAGTACGCCTATCTAAAAGGCATCGTTGATGACGCTGAAAAACGCCAAAAAACTCTTAAAGAAAAATTGTTTGCGTATATTGAAGAAAACGGTTTTGAAGATGGTAAGGGTCATTGGTGGTATGAGTTGGCAGAGCCTATTGAAGACATTAACTCTGTTCAAAAAGAAAAACGCGTCTCTCGTACAAAAATTGACGATTTAGTTGCTGACAGGATTATTGAGGAAAAGGGTTTAGAAGACCGTCTTTATAAGACTGTGCGAGTAGTTGACCAAGATGCTTTATGGGCAGCCTTATATGAGGGAGTATTAACTGAAGAAGAAGTTGATGCCATTTTTCCTCCAAAAGTTGTTTGGGCACTAAAGTTAAGTAAGAAGTAATCATGGCTGGATTGCGTAGTGATGATGAGATTGAGAAAGCATTTGCAGACCTTGAATACAAGCCTGGTTCTAAGCAAAAGCGACGCACAATAAACCCAGAAGTTGCTCGAAAAAAGAAGTCTAAAGAAGAATCTCCTTGGGATTCACTAGCAATAAAGAAACAACTAAACGGAAAAGAAACAGAGGTTTTCACGATTGGTGCTATGGCTCAAGCATTGGAAAAGAGCATTATTAGCATTAGGTCGTGGGAAAAACGAGGGTATCTACCAAGAGCACCCTATCGTTTGCGTTCTAAAATCCTAAACGGGGAAAAGGTTGCAGGCAATAGGGTCTACACAAGAGGGCTAATAGAAATTGCTATCGAAGAGTTCTCCAAAAGAGGGCTTTTAGGAGTTTCTCGTGTAGAATGGTCTCAGCACCATGATTTAACTATTGCGATAACTTCGCGGTGGAAAGAGCATGTTGCTAACGAGAGTCAGTAGACCTCACATCCAACCGAGAGCGTAAGCCTCATAACCGAAAGAAGAACATGTCAATAACCAATCCAACAGTAAATGCTGCATCGTATTTAGATGTAGACCACGAAGATGCAAAACCAAAAGTCGGAACAACCGTTCAATCTGGTTGGGATTCAGCCGATGCCCTATTACGTCAAGACACAACTGAGTTTCCAACTGATTTTAAATTCAGTGAAGAACCTCAACTCATTAAATTCCTAGAAGACGGACCATTCCGTGTGTATGAACAGCACTGGATTGAAAGAACTGGGAAAAAGTCATTTGTTGCTTTAGAACAAGATGACCCTTTTACAGATTTACTCGGAAGCAAGCCAAGAGCACGATTTGCGTTTAATGTTCTTGTATTGAGCGGTGATACTCAAACCGTTCAAATCCTTACTGCTCCTCCATCATTTGCACGTCAAATTCGTCGTGCACATGAAGATGACAGAAAAGGACCTCTAAGTAAAGAGTTTTGGGAAGTTTCTCGAATGGGAAATGGTCCAACGACTCAATACACTCTAAATTATGTACGTGGTCGTGACCTTGAAGAGGAATGGAATCTAAACCTCGAAAAGGTTAATGAACTTATCAAGACTGCGGTTTGTTTTACTCCTGACGTTATAAAAGAAACACCTCGTGAAGAGATGTTAAAAATTGCCCGTGAAGTAGCAGGCGCATAACTTACTGAATAAAGGGGAGTCTGTGCCGTCACACAGACTCCCCACTTTTTATAACAAGGGGCATTATGAATATCATTACTACATCTTCCGATTTAAAAGATATGGTCAAATACTATTTAGACCAACCTGCGTTTGCTTTTGACGTAGAAACAGTTGGACCCGATGATTTTTCTCGGCTTCATCCAATGTTAAATGAGATTACGTGGATTGCGTTTGCTACAGAAGGACGCGTAGATGTAATTCCTATGGGACATCCCAATGGGGAGTTTTTACGGTGGGATAAGCCGTTATTGAACTCTGCACAGGCTCGAGTATCCGAAGGTTTAGAACTACGAGAACAAGATTTTTCTAGACGCGAAGCAAGTTGGACTCCTGTGTTTGATTCTCCACCAGACCAACTATTACCTGGTGAAGTTTTTGCAGCCTTAAAACCTTTAATGTTTAGTGACAAACTAAAAGTAGGTCATAACCTTAAGTTTGATTTAAAAGCAATAGCCAAATATTACCGTGGCAACGTTTGCTCAAAGCCATACTTTGATACGTTAATGGCTGCTTTTATAATTGATAACAGAACAAAAAACGCTTTATCTTTAGATGCTTGTGCTGCACGAGAACTTGGCATAGAAGTAACCAAAGGAATTGGAAAAGCCGTAGAACGTCATTCTTTTAGTGACGTTGCAAATTATGCTGGCATCGATGCAGAAACAACTTGGAAGTTATACAAAGTTTATGAGCCTAAGTTAAGAGATTACAACTTGTTGACTGTATGGCGTTTAGAGATGGATTTGTTGTTAGTTCTTGCAGATATGGAATTAACAGGTGCACACATGGACGAAAACGAGTTAAATCTGTTAGCAGCAAAGTTAGAGAAAGATTTAGTTGAAGTTACTGGTAATGCTTATAAATTAGCAGGAAAAGAATTTGCACTTAACTCAATTCCAGAAAAACAAGAATTATTGTTTACTTCTAAAGAAGAAGGTGGAAGAGGTATTAGACCCAATACCAAAATTAAGATTGCTTTGACTCCAAAAGGGTTAGAAGCGTCAAAAAAAGGTGAACCACTAACTATTCGTCATTACTCTACTAGTGCAGAAGCACTTGAGTATTACAGAGAGAAAGACCCTTTAGTTGCAGAAATTTTAAAGTATCAAGACTTAAACAAGATTATGACCACCTACGTTACTCCCTACACTGGTGGAGAAATTACTAGGACAACTGCAGGACGTTCAAAAACTTCAGAAAAACAAAGTTTATTAGTCAACGGTAAGGTTCACACAAACTTTAAATCACACGGAGCAGAAACAGGACGTTTCTCTAGTAGTGAGCCTAATCTACAAAATATTCCAACAGATGGCACGTATGGAAAATTAATTAGAAACTTATTTATTGCTCCACCAGGACATAAGTTAGTTGTGGCTGACTACTCGCAGATTGAGCCACGCATTATTGCTTCATTTTCTAGAGACCCTGAGTTCGTCAAGAACTACTTAGACGGAGGAGACATTTACACCACTATTGGTGAAAGAATGGGGGTAAATAGAAAAGCAGGAAAGGTTTTGGTTTTAGCAATTGCTTATGGAATTGGACCTGAAAAAATTGCTGACCAACTTAGTTGTACCGTAAAAGAAGCCCACCAATTAATGGACTTGTTTAATGACAGATTTAGGGACATCAATCGTTACAGGCATCAACTTATTAGGATTGCAACCCAGCAACGCCCTATCCCGTATGTTTCTACTGTTTTAGGGAGACGGCGTTACATACCTGAGATTTTGAGTAAAGACCTTGGACAAAAATCTAGGGCTGAAAGACAAGCCTTTAATACTGTTATTCAAGGTTCTGCTGCAGACTTAATTAAATTAGCCATGGTTAGAGCACATTCTTGTTTTATTAATGAGCCTACAGTTAATGTAATATTGACAGTTCATGATGAACTAGTAACAGTTACTCCCGACTCACTAGCCGACCAAGTTGGCGAAGCGATAAAAGAGTCCATGGAGGGAGTAAGATTGCCTGATATGGTAGTTCCACTTATTGCTGATATGAAAATTGTAGAAAAATGGGGTCAAGCAAAATGAGGTTCTTTAAGAAAAAGAAACCGTCTTTTGATATTGACGCTTTACATGCTGAGATAATGTTTCGAATTCGTGCTCTGTTTTTAGACTCTGGCATGGAAGACCCTTGGGGTATGAGTGTTATGGCTGGAACAACTTTCACTAGCAAAGAAGTTGCTGACATGGAAGAGTTAGAAAGCAAAATACGTGTAGAAAAGATTATGCATTTATTTCCTCTTTTAATGGCTCATGCTGTAACACTTTCTAAGGGAGCCACCGAACTACAAAAAACTAAAAATATGGAAATGCAAATGCCAGAAGAGTTTTGGGATAAATTTGCAGAGATTCACCAAGAAATGGCGTTCTCCGCTATTTGTGGTTCTCTTTCGCAATTAGTAGATTTAAAGTTACTTTCCGTTGGACCAAGGAGACCAAAATGAGTGCAGATTGGTGGACAAAGAAGTTACAGGGGCAAACACCTCCAGTTGGTAGACCAGACCCGTCCCCACCAATGCCTCCGTCTCAACAACCGATGACACGGTATGTTGCCCCAACAATTCAGCCTCCTACGCCTTCTAAAGCACAAAGCGTGAATCAAACACAGACATGTCCTGAATGCAATTCTAATAATTATTTAGCGGTAAACGCTAATGTCGCACCACGTTGTTATGATTGTGGTTACCCCATCTCTCAATCAGGAAGTCGTTACGGTTCTTTAACTGGGGCACAAGTAGAAGGTTCAACAAAAATGGCAGCAGGTAATGACCTGACTAACAATTGGAATCCTCAAGGGATTATAGGAAGAGTGGATTAATGAACGATGAAGCAAAGAAAATCGTTGCACAACTCAACAAGAAATTTGGCAACAACGTCGTGGTTTGTGCTTCTGACATTAGGGCTGACATTATTCCTCGCATTACCAGTGGTTCTACTACATTGGATTACGTCCTTGGAGGAGGATTTCCAGGAAACCAGTGGAATGAATTAATTGGTGAGTCTTCTCATGGAAAAACTGCTGTTGCTTTAAAGTGTATTGCTGCTAATCAAAAAGCAAATCCTGATTACACAACTGTTTGGGTTGCTGCAGAACAATGGGTTCCAGAGTATGCTGAAATGTGCGGTGTTGATGCAAGTCGTGTAATTGTTATTGAAACCAACATCATGGAAGAGGCATATCAAGCGGTAATTGATTTTGCAGAATCCAAATCTGTAGATGCTATTGTGATTGATTCTCTTCCAGCACTTTCTCCATTACCAGAAATGGAAAAGAACATGGACGAAATGACTGTAGGTCGTGGTGCACTACTAACAAACAAATTCTTTAGAGTGGTAGGTGCTGCGATGAAAAGAAGTTTAGTTGAGGATGAAAGAGCCGTATTAGGTTTAATCATTAACCAATACCGTATGAAAATTGGCGTAATGCATGGTGACCCAAGAACAACTCCTGGTGGGGAAGGAAAGAACTATGCTTTCTTTACTCGGTGTGAGATTAGACGAGACGAGTGGATTGAGATTGGTCCAAGTGGAAACAAGATTCGTATTGGACAAACTATCAAAGTTCGTAGTTTAAAAAATAAAACTGCTCCCCCTCAACGAGTGGCGTATTTTGATTTTTACTTTGCAGAAGGAGGAGACTGTCCTCCAGGAGAGTACGACTTTGCAAAAGAAATTGCAGCCATGGCAATAGTTCACGACATTGTAGAAAGAAAGGGGGGTTGGTACTACTACGGCGAGAGAAAATGGCAGGGAAATGAGTCTCTAATTGCCAGTATTAGGGAAGAAGTCGACCTAAAAGAAGAGTTGTCTAAAAAGGTATTATCATTATGAGGTCTGAGGGACAACGACAATCTCAAAAGCATGAGAAGCGTTTAGCCAAAAAAGTTGGTGGAACACGAACTGCTGCTTCTGGGGCATTTTGGTCACGAAAAGGAGACGTTAGGTCTAAAGAACTTTTAATTGAGCATAAATGGACTGGTAAAAAACAAGTCACTATAAAGTCAGAAGTTCTAAAGAAGATTACGAGAGAGGCAATACTAGATAGCCGAATACCCGTGCTCGGCTTACATTTAGATGGGGAGAACTATGTGGTTCTTCTTGAAGACGATTACCTAGAAATGAGAGAGACCGTTGAAAAGGAATCGTAAAGCATGGATGAACCGTCTTACGCATGGCGGTATGAAGCAAAGTGTAAGGGAGAGGACACTGACACTTTTTACCCCCCACGTGATAAAGAATTGTACACAATCATCGCAGATAGAGCAAAGACGTTTTGCTTTGGAGCAACTGGAAATAAACCATGTCCAGTTCGCTTAAATTGTCTGTGGGATGCTGTAGAAAGGGATGAGCCACATGGAATTTGGGGAGGACTGTCTCATCGAGAAAGAAACGCTCTAATTCGTAAATGGAAGAAAAAGTATAAAAAAACAATGTCGTTAGAACAATACATAAAAGGACTAGAGGATTAAATGAACGCCGAATTAAAGAGGTTTCTAGAGGCTAAGAAAACTAACCCTAGATTGGTAGGAGATGTTGAAAGACATCTGTTGTCTAGAGCACCCGAACCACGCTCTACCACCGTGCTACACCCTTCAGAAATTGTAAAAAAAGATTGGTGTTTACGAGCCTCTTATTTCGCACTTACAGGAGTCCCAGTTAAAAAAGAAACACCTAATTTACGGCTGCAGTCTATCTTTGATGAAGGACACTACATTCACGCTAAATGGCAAAACTGGTTTAGAGAAATGGGAGTTTTGTATGGTCAGTGGCACTGTATGGTCTGCGGTGGAGAGATGTTTGCTACCTCCCCAGTTGTTTGTTTAAATTGCGGTGCTAGAAGTCTCTTCTTAAAGTACGAAGAAGTTACTTTGTCTGACGCTCCTTCAAGAATCCAAGGTCATACAGACGGATGGATAAAAGGTATTGGTAATGACTGCCTCATTGAGATTAAATCAATTGGTGCAGGAACGTTACGTTTCGAAGCACCAGAGTTGTTAGCAAAGCACGAAGGTGATGTGCAAAAAGCATGGCGGTCAATCAAACGACCTTTCAATACACACCTTTTACAAGGTCAGATTTACTTAGAACTAATGCGACGAATGCTTCAACCAGTAGACGAGATTGTTTTTATCTATGAGTTAAAAGCGGACCAAGACTATAGTGAATTTACTATAAAAGCAGATTTTGGAATGGTAGAAGAGATTTTTGAAAAGGCAAAGACAGTCTGTGCTGCTGTTGACGCTAAAGAACCCTTAGAGTGTAATATTGGTGGAAAGTTTGGCTGTAAATCATGTCAACAATTTGGAGGAGAAAATGTCGCTTAAATTAGGGCAAGCATCACAACAAGCAGTTGAAGAGTTACTAAACCAGGGGTTTGTTATTTCACCAACACAATCAACGTTTCCCGTACCGCACCCTGATTTAACCCTATTAGATAGTGAAGAGTTAAGCAGGCTGTTTAGTAAATTAACCGCTTGGACAAACTATGTTGCAACACAACTAGCAGCAGCACAGATTGATGAACGTGCTGCAGAAAAACTACTAGAAACGCAAACTGCAAAACTAATGATTGTTAGGTCAAGTTCAACAACTAAAACTCCAGTTGCTTCTATGAAGGCTGATGTTGCAGGAAGTCCCGAAATTATAAAACTGTCTGATGATTTAGAAGTTTTGTATGCTTACAGAAAAATGATTGAAGTCATGTTCTTTAATCTAGAAAGAGATTCCGCTTTAATTTCTAGAGAACTAACTCGAAGAGCCTCAGACTTTAGAGCAAATAGACAGGATAAGGCAGCATGGTAGAAGAGACAGTTTTATACGAAGCACAGCGTTTAATTACAAATGACCGTAATAAAGCCTACGACCACCCATTAGATAATTTTGCAAGAATTGCAAAAGGTTGGTCTGTAATTTTTGGTAGTGAAGTGACTGAAGAACAGGTTGCTTTAGCAATGACTTGGGTAAAGATTTGTCGAGAAGTTCATAAACACAGTCGAGATAACATTGTAGATGGTGCTGGTTATTTAGGAACCCTACAGATGGTTATAGATGAGCGTGAACTGCGTGCTGCTAAAAACGATTGATGGTGGATTAACAAGAAAAACAGACGTTTACATTGGGATTGACCAATCGTTAACAGGGTTTGCTTTAACAGCCTTATCTGAAGATAACCCTCTAGAATTTTTTACGTGGGTATACAAGTCTCCTTATTTTGGCATTGAAAGACTAGTAGATATTAAAGAGTGGCTTGAAGACACTTTAGATTACATTCAAGAACACGGTGCAGATGTATTAGATGTAGCCATAGAGGGAAGTGTTTTACAAAGTCCTTCCGCTCTTAAATTAGGTGAACTAGCAGCAATTGTTAAGTTGGCTTTGTATGAAAGAGACAAAATATTTCCATTACAGGTTTCTCCTATGACCTTAAAGAAGTTTGCTGCAGGTAAAGGCAACGCCAAAAAGCAAGAGATGTTGCTCCAGATGTATAAGCGGTGGGACGTTGAATTTAACGATGACAATGCTGCTGACTCTTATGCTCTAGCCCGTTTGGTCTCAGGAAATGGGATAAATGCCGTTGAAAAAGGGATTATTGAGCAAATGACAAACCCAAAATATCGAGATGAGCCACGTTTAGCCTGATTTTTTAAGGTTTATTCTCTACCTTTATAAACAGGCAGGGCACTACAACTCGAACTTAAAGGACTACCAATTGTGACTAAAGAACCAACACCCGCTTCAGAAGAAGCGTTTTTACGTGTAAGTGCTGGAAGTAACCCTCAAAGCGTTGCTTCTGCAATTGCTCATGCTTTGTACTCAGGTGGACAAGTAAAACTAAGAGCCGTAGGTGCAGGAGCCGTCAATCAGGCGGTTAAAGCACTAGCGATTGCTCGAGGATACGTTGCTCCTCGTGGATTAGACTTGACGTGTAAACCAGGGTTTACGACCATAGAGAGCCGTGACGGAGAAATCTCAGCAATTGTTTTTAGCATTGAAGCAAGATAAAAAAGAGTATTATTACTGTAAGCAAAGGAGTTTACATGTCAGATTATCGAAAGATGGGACAGGCCATGCGTCGTCGTGCAGGTGCAGCAAGTAGCACACTAGGTGGTGCTGATAAGAAAGTTTCCGTTCAAGTTCCAGATGCAATTAACGATATGCTAAACGCGTCAAGTGCTCGTTTGTCTATCGGTGCAGTTCGTGGAAAGTTAATTCCAAAGAAGGGCACACAGGCAGCAGACCCAACAGTTATGGGTGCAAAAGCAAAGCGTGCTCCTATGCAGGCAGGTAGCGAAAAACTTGGACCAGCATGTAGAATTTCTTCTACATATTCTGTTACTTCTCCAGAGGCAGCGTCAACTATGCGTAATGGTCGCGTTGTTTCAAGCACAATGGGAACTCGAGCATCGCTCACAGATTCCATTCACGACTCACGAGGCTAACATGAGTTCAAACGCTCTTTCTGCTGCACAGGGTGGAGAGATGCCAAAACCTTTTAGGTATTCTGGCTACACCGCTCCCAAAGGATTAGGCAGCGCAAATTTAACTTCACAAGGTAGACGCACTGCGTGGACCAACGACAGTGACCCTTATGGAACTCCGCAACCTCTATCCAAACAAACACAGGGGTCCTTTTACAAGTGGGATGACGGAAGTCCATCTCAACCTGGAGTCGAAAAAAGATAGGTCGTGTCGTAGTCGTTTTCGTTAAAGAGTTTGTATACTAATTCGTAGACAAACTAGTAACGAAGGGCTACTTATGGCAGAAGAATCGCTTCTTTCAGTTCTTGATGAATTGTTAGCAAAAGCAGAAGCCCCAAATGTTCGTCCATGGACATGCAAATTTGGTAAATGGTTAAAAACATTAACTGAAGATGAAGCATTCCGTGTTAAAAAAATAATGGACTCCAACATTACTCACGCAGAACTTCATCGACTGTTGTCGAGAGTTTGTGATGTTAGTCGGGACACCATCAGGACTCATAGAACAGGACGCTGTGCATGTCGAGAATGAATAAGGATGAACTAAACAAGGTTTTGACTGACGCAGAACAACAAATTGTGGAGTCAAAGATTAATGAAGTATTACAGAAAAACGGAATTGACCGCGATGAAGTTGGGAAGATTTCTCGGGTTAGTGTATCTACTTACCAAACGGTTACTAAAGGGGAAGACGGAGAACCCGTCATCAACGACCTTGAAGCGGTTAAGGTTGTTTTACACCCTTCTTGGGAAGCAGGACCGCAATGGGAAATAATCCGTCCAGCAACTCCAGTAGAAGTAAAATTACCTTGGAAACCACAGGTAAAAAAGAAGTCTGAAACAGATTTAAAGTGTGCGTTTATTTTACCTGACCCTCAAATTGGTTATCGTCGTTACGAAGACGGAACATTAGACCCATTTCATGATGAACAAGCAATTGATGTTGCTTTACAGATTATGGCGTATGTCCAAGAAAAGTACGGAATTGATGTAGTTATAAATCTTGGAGATTTCTTAGATTTGCCAGAACATTCCAAATTTATACAAGAAGCAGCCTTTGCTGGAACAACACAACTAGCCATTAACTACGGTCATGAGTTCTTAGCAAAACAACGAGCAATTTCTCCAGAAGCACGAATAGTTTTGCTTGAAGGTAACCACGACAACCGACTTAATCTATACGCTACTCGAAATGCTCAGGCTTCCTACGGTTTGAAGAAAGCAGATGACCTAACTGGAGACCCTGTTTTAAGTGTTCAAAACCTTCTCTGCTTAAAAGAGTTAAACGTAGAGTTTTACGACAAGTATCCATCTCAAGAGTCAATGGTTTGGTTAGGTAAATACTTGCGTGCTATGCATGGCAATAAAGTGCGAAGCAACGGTAATACCGCAGTTGCCTACACAAACGATACACCACACCTTTCAACTATTTTTGGACACATTCATCGTATTGAAATGCAGTACAGAACAACGTTTGATGCAGATGGTCCAATTAGAAGTGTGTCAGTAAGCCCTGGTTGTTTATGCCGAGTTGATGGTGCTGTTCCAGGAGCAAACTCTGGAGTTGGTGGCGATGGTCGCCCAGGAAAACATTACGAGAATTGGCAACAAGGACTGGCTGTAGTTTGGTACAACGAAACGTCTGGAAGATTTTCTGTAGAGACGGTAAACATTATTGAAGGAAGTGCGTTGTATCAAGGTCAAGAATTTTTAAGTTCTAAAACCTCTACGTAATGGATTTCAATTTCAAATTTAGCCATGTCAATTTCGGATGTTACTGACCCTTTCCAACCACATCGGACAGGATTACAAACAGCCTGATACAGGACTTCGTTGACAATAGCGACAACGCAGTGGTGTTTTAGTGCCATTTAATACCCCCTTTATCCTGACAAGTGTGGTCTTATCTTAGACCATATAGGTATGAGTAATAAAGCCCTTAGCGATGCTCAGTTTGCTGAGCACTTAAATAGCCCAAATACAGGCGGAGCCTCTTTAAATTTTAAAGACCGCACTGAGGTATCTGGTAAGGGGTTCATGACTGCTTTTGCTGGGGCAGAAAAAACTCTTCCCCTGCCTGCAAAAGAAGAAGACATAACTTCTTTTAAAGAAAAGAATAAACCTGTAGTTGAGGGTAATGCAGCAGCAGTGCATGGTGCTTGGAAATATCCTGAAGGACATTACACTCAAGATTTATCTGTACAAGTTCCTACTCCAAGTGCTTCTCAAAAAATGGGTGAGAACGAGAAGCAACAGGCTGCTTATGCATTGCCTGGAAGCAGAGTTTCTAGTCGCGGACACCATTTAAAGTCAGGTGGAGATGTTTTATTCCATACTGCGGATTTAGGAAAAAATGATTCAGACCCACGCTATCGCCCAGGTGCTTTAGATATGGCAGGCGGTAAGGGTAGTTTTACTCGCAATCAATACGCTAACAAAGACTGGAAAAAAGTTGGCGGAACATTAAATGGGAAACCAATTAATTACGAAAGCGTTTTAAGAACTATAAATGAGAATCGCACAAATCGTATGAGAGGTGAATAATGCCTGGTAGCAATATGTCACCAAATCAAGATTGGCAATCACTTGGTGCAGGTGGTTTGTATGGCTATAACAATCAAGGTGGGTATGGCGGACCTGCAATTAGAGATAATTTAGATTTTCAAAGATTAGGTGTAGGAAGAGTTCCGTCTGCTGAGTATCCTGACGGATATTTAGGTACACTTACTACACGTCGTCGAGATGACAGACTTCTTGATTCAGTCAAGAATAATGTTAACAAGAAGGCGTACCAACGAGGTGTTCACAAAGGTGAACGCATTGAGCCAAGTGGTTACTACTGGCCTACCGAGTTACAACCGACCCGTGGATTATCGCGCCAAATGAATGCGAAAATGGATAATACCAACGGAAGTGTTGTATATCGGGTGGCTCGAAATAGCCCTGTGGTTGAACTGACCCCTGCCCCGCATCTGGTTAATGACGGAAAAGCAAACTTACGTGCTGACCAACCAGGACAATTAAATCCAAAGAGAGCCTCTCAACTTTTAAATATGCGTCCTGCTTGGAGATAACATGGCAGAAGAATTAGCAAAGCGGGTTGTTTTTAGCCCCATCATGTCTCAACAACTGATGCAAAAGAATGTTGACAACATTACTTCTCGTTTTAAATCAGCCACTAAAGAACAACGTGCTGAAGGTGTAGATTGGTATAAAAGAGCCAATGACATAGCCTTTGAATTAGGCAAAGGCGATGTTAAAAAAGGTGCTGGTATTTTGTCAGCATTAAGTCCTGCGATGGAATGGAATCGCAATATCCGTGCTGCTAGAGAACTAGTAAACACAGGAGATACAACTCACCAGTATTACTCTTCAACGGTTGTTAAAGCCAAAAGAATTTTAGAGGGTGAAGACCCAGACACCTTATTTAATGAAAAAACAGGTGCAAAAACATTGAATTTTTACCACAATATTGCAAACCCTGAAGACCCATTCCCAGTAACTATTGACCGTCATGCTCACGATATTGCAGTCGGGGAAAAAGGGTCTATGACAAAAACTTTAAGTGGTCATTTAGCGGGACCTAGATACAAGCATTTCTCTGAAGCCTATAGAAATGCTGCTCATGAGTTAGGTATACCAATTGCTAATCAAGTTCAAGCAGTAACATGGGGGACTCAACCAAAAGGAAGACAGGCAAATGGCTAGAGGTAGTGGTACAGATGGTCGTTACGACCACACAAAACCTTGGACACAACGTCCTCCGTTTATGCCAGACCAAATTGCAAAGCGTTGGCAATATAGCGGTCCTTGGTCATCTAATGAAGAACGATTAACTTCTCAAGCATTAATGGTTATGAATGTTCCAGGTGCAGATATTCAAGCCATGGTTAGACCCAATCTTCCTCAAATTCGTTTGTTTCCAGACAAGTATGGATACAACAGAAAAACTTTAGGTATTGATGACATTGTTACTATTGACCGTAATTATGTTGAGCCTAGAGTTGGTTGGTACTCAGGAGGAGTCGCAGGGTATTCAGGTTCTATGAGAAATAGTTTGGGGAATAATTAATGGACATGGAATCAGGTGGTTTTACTGTTGAAATGCAGGCAAAACTAATTATGGATAACTCTGTTAAATACAACGGTTCGGCTCCGTGCCCACAGTGCGGTGTAATTATGGACCCCGTATCTATGATGTATAGCAAGGGTATGTGCCCACAATGTTTTGCCCAACATTCTGCTAAACGTTTGAAGGATAGAATGGCATGAGTCAAAAGCCACGGTCAAAAACTAAGAGTGGCAAGCCACTACTAAAGTCAGGAAAGATTGCTGTCCCAACAGTTAAACGAGGTCCTGATGGAAAGATGGTTGCTACATCTGCAGAAGAAAGAGACGCTGCTCGTAGAACTTCTTTACCAACTGCTGATAGAGAAACAATGGGAGTTCCTGAGCAAAAAGTTGGCTCAGTCCAAAGAGTTTCAGCAGTTCGTGGTGTTGGAGCACCAGCAAAAGGTGCAGCAGGTTCATACCCTGTTATCAAAGGTTTAGTAGACCAAGCCCGAATGCATTTAAAGAGTATGCAAGAAACTCATGGAACTCCAGCCTTCCACGAACACCATGAGGCTTTTAACCAGGTCCATGCAACCCTAGCCATAGGTGCTCCAGACATCCATTTGTCTCTTGGAATCGCAAAAACCTTGGTTGCTAACCCAACAGCAGACTCCTCAAAGCATTTAGCCCTGGCTCATAAAGCAATTGATGACAGACTTAGCATTTATAAGAACTCTTCAGAGAGTAACATTGAGAACAGTCAAGCAGGCTACCAGGAAAGAATGAGAAAAATTCGTGCTGAAAGGAACAACTCATGAATTGGAATGACCGCCGTAAGGCAAAGAAGGCTGCTAGTGAAACAACCAAAGCACAAATTTCTGCTATGGCAAAACGAGGCACACTGAGAGCAACTACAACTAGCCCTGGACAAAGAGAGTTTGGAAAAGCAGAGCGTGCTGCTGTGCGTGAAGAAGTTAGGAACAATACTTCTGACTGGAGTCCTAGAGCAAATAGATTTTCAATGGCAGCAAAGAAAGTTGATAATGCTGCAGACGTTAAGGGTTATGACGGTCCCGCTTATCGCAAGGCTGACGCAAAGATGAACGCACGTGGACAACAGAAAAAGTATCTACCAAAGGCAGGTAAGTAATCATGGCAGTTAACTCATCACGTTCAATGAACGCTTCACTAGATGCTGGTGCAACAGATGGCAAGTATCGTAAGGCTCGTCCTGATACTGAAGTAGTCGCTGGTGCAGGAGCAGAAGAAACTTTGGCTAATCGTCAAGCACTAAATCCTTTCTTCAACTACGGTTTCGTAACAACTGAGCATCCAAACAAGGTAAACCCTGGTAAGTAAATGCCTAAAAAAAGACCTCGTGGCATTGGTGCCAAAGCAGGTAAAGGTGGAGCAAAGCAAGTAAGAGTTGAGTTCACCGAAGACCGTAAAGAAGGTGGTGGGGCAAAACCCACTAGTAAAAAAGGTGGAAAGATTAGAAAACCAATTCCAACCGTTGGTGGTAGGAAGCGTCGCGTCAAAATAGATTAATTAACGGTAGACTACCGTTCACTAAACAAGGAGTATCAAATGGGCCAAATCCCTTTATTGGGTTCTCGTAAATCTGATGACCATAACTCTGGTCCAGTCATTCGTCTTTTGCACTGCAAAGTGTGTAACAGCATTGAAGAACTTCCACCTTACACAGGTGCTCCAGAACAAGACTACCTCTTAGAAATTGCTTGTGAAAAACATAAGTTTCCGTCTGGAGAAGAACACAAGGGATTGCTCTTTATAGTCCCAGTAAAAGCATGGGCTAACACAGAGGCTCGTAAAGACATGATTCGCCAAATTAAAGGCGGAGGTTCTAAAGGTCTTGACGAGATTGACTCTACTTTCTACGATACCAAGAGTCAATTTGGTGAAGACGCTATGAACTGCTGGAAGAGCAGAAACCGACCACAGGATAGTTGCCCTGATTATCAAACTGACAGTAAGAAACTTGTGCCTAATACAAAAAAGGAAAGAAAAGAGTTAGGATTGGACACAAGCATGGCAGGACCAAAAAATTACTTGTGTCATTTTTGTCCAATCCACGCTAAGGTAGTCCAACGTAAACGACAACTGATGGGAATGTATGACTAACATGGAAAATAACGGCTTAAACCTAGACTTTTACTTTGTTGTAGGAGTTGAAAAAGATGGAAATATCCAAACTTATAAGGAGTTACCTGCAAACGTAACTACTGACCGTCAAGCATCTACGTTTGACATTTACAAAGTCGCAAAAGAAATTGTCTCTGATATTGAGGCTTCTTTACTTGCAGACCGCGTAGTTGCTGGTGTCATGAACGCTATGGCGCAACGTGACATGACAGTCCAAGAGCGAATTGCTCAAAACTTAAAAGAACGCGGAGTCGAGTTTGACGCAAGTAACGGTCAAACAGTTTCCTTTACAACTGAAGAAGCAGAAATCGTAGAGGAATAACATGGTTGCCATTGAGTTGTCTTGTGCTTGTGGGGCTTCTTTAAGCCTTACAGGAGACAAAGAAGAGACTGAACAACTATGGCATCTTACACATAGGTTTACTAGTGCTCACACAGTTTGTGGGTTTATTGATGCCCCTGCTGTAGATAAAGAACGGCGTGTGCCTATGAAAAAACACTTCTTCAAGCCAGTAACTGAGGACGATGAAGAGTAAAATAAAAGCATGAACCGCAACGATGCTTTAACGCGAGTGGTTGGCTCAGTAAACATTTCTGAGGCAACCACTTCGTATTTTTCTAACCCCGAAAAAGAGTTAGACCCTGTTTTGTTTCAAGGACAAACAGTAAAGCCTTGGATTCGTAATAGTATTTTGCGAATGATAAAAGGTTGTTTAGACACTACCTATAGGTCGCAAGAATCTTGGGCAACCGCTTGGTTAGCAGGGTCAGGAGTTTCTTATCAATGGAAAGTTCAACGTTCACCTGCAGACTTAGATGTATTAATTGGCGTAGATTACTTAACGTTTAGACGCAGTAATCCCGAATACACCCAGTTGTCTGATACTGAAATTAGCAAAATGATAAATGATGATTTCCGTACAAAACTCATGCCTAATACTAAAAACTGGGAAGGTTACGAAGTAACTTTTTATGTAAATCCTGGTGCTACAGATATTCGAGTTATCAAACCCTATGCTGCTTACGATTTAACTCACAATGAATGGACTGTGCACCCTGACCCACAAGCACAACCAAAAGATAATAGAGCATGGGAAGACGCAACCCTTAGAGATAAACAAAAAGCAGTTGAATTAGTTTCTCGTTATTCAATCGCAACTACAACATTGAAAGCAGCAACTAACCCTGCTTCTCGAAGAAACGCAGAAATGCAACTTATTACTGTTTTAGAACAGGCTGCTGCTTTATGGGATGACATTCACAGCAGTCGAAAGAAAGCCTTTTCTGAATCAGGAGAAGGTTATGGAGACTTCTATAACTATAGGTGGCAAGCAGGAAAGAAACTAGGAACTGTTGCTGTTCTTCGTGTAATGAAAGATTACCTAGATTCTTTTAAAGAGACCGAAGAACTAGAAACCTATGGTGTAACTCTTCCCGATACACAAACATTAATTCGTAGAGCAGCGATGTATAGAACAGGCAGATAACTTGAACGTACTCGTATCACTAGAAGGCGTACTTAGTTCGGATAACTCAGACAACCCAAATAGAACAGGTGCGTTGCTTTACTATGCCCTAAAGACAAATAGCCGAGTTGCTATTTTTACGTCTTGGTCAAAAGAACATGCAGAGCATTGGTTAGCGGTCAATGGGTTTGTTGGTTACGATGAACTCATAGACAACTCTTATAGTCTGATTGGCGATGAACTAGCAAAACGACAGATAACCGTTGCACGGTCTAGACAACAGGTCGAACTTTTAATTACTGCTGAACCTTCTTTAGCCGCTTGGTCATTTGAAAATGGTCTACCAGCACTGCTATTTGCTCACCCTGACACTATGTTGATAACAAATCGCCCAGATGTAAAAATGAAACCTTGGGCCGATATTGAGGATGTCATTGTCAAAAGAAATGTCCAACGTTCTTTAGATGCCTCAAAAGACGATTCCCTATTTAGATTTGAATAAGAGGCTGCGGGCCTATGAAGATTATTTACGGGGGAACAGAGGTTGGCAGCAACAGAACACTGCTGGAATCCATGGGTGTTACCCGCATGGCACTTTCTTTTTACGCCTTAAAGAAGCGTGGATTGCCTCAAAAGAAACTGTGGTTGGTTTCTGAGCACTTCTTACCAACACTAGACATCTTGGTAGATTCTGGCATTGCCCAGGCTGAACGGGATGGGCTTTCTAAAGAGGAATTAACTTCTTTAGGGGCTGAATACCAGGAGTTTGTCGCCAATAACCTGGATTCTATTCTGGGGTTTGTTGAAGCAGATTCTCAGACCCTAGGGCTAGAGTGGATTCTCCAAGAGCGGGCTTCCTTTGAACATGACCCAAAATTGTGGGTTGTTTGGCATGACTCCTACGGGCTTCCAGTCCTGCGAGAATGGGCTAAACGCTATTCAAATATCGCCATACCCCACGCCACTATTGAAGCCTGTACGAGCCTTGCAGGGGTTACCAGAGGGCTTTCTAGCCAGTATGGTACGAAGTTCCACGCCCTAGGCTCAGCCAAGCCTGATAACCTTCGTCAAATACCGTTCACTACCGCTACAACCCTGTCTTGGCTATCTCCTATGAGGAATGGGGAAACCATAATTTGGGATGGAACAAAGATTGTTCGGTATCCCAAGAAGATGATGAGCCAAGCACGAAAACGCTACTCGTCAGTAATAAGCAAGGCTAATTTAGACTACGATGAGTTCTTAAAGAACAATGGGGTGGAATCCTCTAAGGTTGCAGTCTGGTCATACCAACAGTTGGAGAAATCTATGGATAAGAAACGCCCTGACCTTCACATAATTGAAGGTGGAAAAGACCCTTTGTTATCTGATAACAGCGAGACACCCCTACTTAGCACTTTCGCGGAAACATGGGGTCACCCTTCTGATAACAGTGACTTGGAGATGCGGAAAGATTCTGAAGTAGAAGAGCCTAAAAAACTGGTGGAAAGAGACCCTCAAGAGGTTACAAGCCTCCCTGTTTTTGGCTACAAAATGAAGACGATTGTGGACACAGATGACGAGGGGAACGACGTTCTTAAAGAAGTCCCATTAGTCCAAACCACAGGCACTTCTTTACGTCAATGCGACACTTGTTTCGTTGCTTCTAACTGCCCAGCCTTCAAACCACAGAACTCTTGTGCCTTTAATCTGCCTGTTGCAATTCAGACAAAAGAACAGTTAAAAGCCCTATTAAATGCCGTTATAGAGATGCAAGGGGCTAGAGTTGCCTTCTCAAGGTTTGCGGAAGAGTTAAATGGAGGCTACCCTGACCCCAACACTTCCCAAGAAATTGACCGTCTTTTTAAGTTGGTTAAGGGCATGAAAGAGTTGGAAGAGAACCGCGAGTTCATTAGGATTACAGCCGAACGACAGTCGTCAGGAGGGGTGCTTTCAGCCATTTTTGGTGACCGAGCACAGGCTCTAAAAGACCTTCCAAATGGGGGTTTGAACGAAGCAGAAACCACCAAAATCATTCAGCAAGGCATTGAGTAATTATCTGATAACAGCAAGTGGAGAGACGTGGAACAGGGTGGGGGGAAATGGAGCACTATTGTCAGGTGCATTAACATAACTTTTACTACAAACTTCTACCTCTAACTTTAAACAATCAACCACCCCGAAAGGTATTCTTATGACCTATTTGTCCTTTAACCTCAGCGAAGATTTTGTGGCGGGGTATCGTTCTAAAAAACCTCCTTTTGGATACAGAGATGCTGCTGGTAATTCTGTCGGGGAAATAACCTTCTTAAGAACCTACTCTCGTCTCAAGGACGATGGGACAAAGGAGACTTGGGTTGATGTCTGTGAGCGAGTAATCAACGGCATGTATTCCTTGCAGAAAGACCACGCCAAATCCCAGCGTTTACCTTGGAATGACTCCAAGGCTCAGTCTTCCGCAAAAGAAGCATTCGAACGTCTTTTTGAACTTAAGTGGACTCCACCTGGAAGAGGACTCTGGGTAATGGGAACGCCTTTGGTCAACAAGCACAGAAACTCCGCAGCCCTACAAAACTGTGCCTTCGTTTCTACCCTTGAGATGACTAAGTTAAACCCAGCCAAGCCTTTTGCATTCCTTATGGAAGCAAGCATGTTGGGTGTTGGAGTTGGCTTTGATGACAAGGGAGCAGATAAAGAGTTCACTATTTACGAGCCTTCTAAAGAAGAATCAAATCTTCAAACTTATGAAATCCCAGATACTCGTGAAGGCTGGGTTGAATCAATTACTCTTCTTATAAACTCCTACCTCAAAGCAGACCAACCACGTTGGATTTTTGACTACTCCCTTATCCGCCCTCTTGGTGCTCCTATTAAAATCTTTGGAGGAACTGCTGCTGGTCCTGACCCTTTAGTTAAGTTACATGACCACCTATACAAGATGTTTGAAAATCGTGCTGGGGAAAAACTTACTCGTAAAGACATAGCAGACATTGGAAACCTAATTGGTGTCTGTGTTGTATCAGGAAACGTCCGTCGTTCCGCAGAACTTCTTATAGGTCGCATTGATGATGAAAACTTCTTAAACCTAAAAAACCCTGACGTTTATCCTGAGCGTAACTCTTATGACCCCGAGAATCCTGGTTGGGCTTGGATGTCTAACAATTCTGTAGAAGCAACTGTTGGCTCTGATTATTCTAAAATTGTTGATGGCATTATCCGTAATGGAGAACCAGGAATTGTTTGGCTAGATGTTTCTAGAAAATACGGAAGACTCTCTGACCCTATCAATAATAAAGACCACCGTATTGCTGGATACAATCCTTGTGCAGAACAATCCCTAGAGTCTTTTGAATGTTGCACTTTGGTTGAGACATACCTAAACCGCCACGAAAATAAAGAAGACTTCTTAAGAACACTAAAGTTTGCTTACCTCTATGCAAAGACAGTAACTCTTCTTCCTACACATTGGGAAGAGACTAACGCAATTATGCAACGTAACCGTCGCATAGGAACTTCGGTCTCAGGTGTTGCAAACTTTGCTGACAATAAAGGCTTGCCTATTCTTCGTGATTGGCTTAATGAAGGCTACAAGGTTGTAAAAGGTTACGACAGCACCTACTCAGAATGGCTTGGCATTCGTGAGTCAATCAAGATGACAACAGTTAAGCCTTCAGGAACAGTTTCAATTCTTGCTGGAGCAAGTCCTGGAGTTCATTGGGCTTCAGGAGGAAAGTTCTTTAACAGAGCGATTCGTTTTTCTAATACAGACCCGATGGTTGCTTTATTTAAAATGGCAAACTACAGGGTTGAACCTGCTTCCGAATCTCCTGAAACAACTTCTGTTGTTTTCTTCCCCATCGCTACAGATGCAAAGCGTGCTGAAAAAGAAGTTTCAATTTATGAAAAGATGGACTTGGCAGCAACGGCTCAGTTCTACTGGAGTGATAACTCTGTTTCTGTAACAGTAACCTTTGACCCTGAGAAAGAAAGCAAAGATGTTGGAACTGCTTTAAGCATGTATGACGGAAGACTTAAGACTGTTTCGTTCTTGCCTATGGGAAATGCGGTTTATCCTCAAATGCCTTATACGCAAATTACAGAAGAAGAATACGAAGAGGCTCGTATGAAGTTAATGCCTATAGACCTAGTGGGAATCTATGACGGTCTTGGGTTAGACGCAATCGGTGAGGCTTATTGCACTACAGATGCTTGTGAAGTAAAACTTATAAAAGAAGGTTAATTACTTCTTTTTGTTTTTAGGTGCAGGTGTGCGAGCACGCTTTTTAGCAAGTTGTGCTTTCTGTGCTGCAGCAGTTCTGTCTTTACTTGCTTTGGCTTCTGCTTCACGTTTCTTTGATGCGTCAACAATTTCTTGCATAGGAAGAAGTTCACGAGAGGCTTTGATGATGTGAGGCTTATTGTTTACAGTTGCTGTAACAATAGTTATCTTGTGGTCAGGATTCTGTGGGTGTCTTCCAACATGACGTGTTTGACCATTACCTAAATCTGTTTTAGTTCCTCGCTGAACGACATAGTTTGCTTCGTCAGGAGTTGGTTTGTTCTCGGTAGCCATAAGCAAAATGATACAAAAAAACCCCCGATAGCACTTGGCTATCAGGGGTTTTTTGTTTACTTACCTAATCGTTTCTTTGCTTCGTCAGACTTAATACTGGAATAACCAGTCTTCTTTTTATTCATACTTCCTGGAACTTTACCCCCAGGACCTTTATGATTGGCTTTACGGATTTCGAGACTTGCTTGTATTTTATCTAGGTGTTTGCCCATTGTTCCTCCTCATAGTTGTAGGTTACAGCAAAGAGCCTCCCGCTATCAACACAGGAGGCTCTTTACTTACTGCTTGTATTACTTAGGAAACTTCTTTAGCCATTCTTTTGCACGAGGGGTCATACCCTTCCATGCCGACCAATCAGTTCCGCCCTTGCTCATGTAATAAGCAATTTGGGCATTTGTCACAGGGTCTAACAACATCGCATTAGATACCATGCCGAACTTTTCTCTGCGTGAATCTCCGACTTCTTCAATCATGTTTATCTGAAAGATTCCGTAAGAGTTATCTCCTGTTTTCTCGTTGCCGTTGTAGGCATGAGAACGACAGTTGCTTTCACGCATAACGATAGCCCATGCTTGTTCTAAGGCTTTGCCTTTGAACCCAACCTCTTTTAAAAGACCTTTACATTCTAAGTGAGAGAGTTTTACCTTGTTACGGTATTTCTCTAACCTAGCGTCGGCTTTTAGTTTTAGTTCTTTTTCGACTGAGGATTGGAGTAAAGGAACTGGCTGTGCCTTTACTGCTTCTGTAGGAACTGCTTCTAGTGCTCTTGCTACAACAAAACCACTTAAAAACAGTGCTCCTGATACTGCCATAATTGCTACTGCAATTACTTTTTTTCCACGTTGTGTTAGTCGCATAGTTTCTCACCTTTCCCCCAACAGATACTCGTCCGCAAGTTCCCCTGCTTTCGACTGTTGGTGACGGATACGGTGTAAATACCGTTCCGTAGTTGTGATTGACTGATGACCCAAACGTTCCTTAACCTCATGCACGTCTACACCCTTCTTTAACAGTTGAGTGGCGTTTGCATGTCGTAAGTCATGCGTTTTTGGATACCAACCAATACCTGACTTTTCTATGGCTTCGTTCCAAATGGCTCGCCACTTGGTTCGACTGAGATGACCTGAGCCAGTATTTTGGCTAAGGCTTTCTCTGCCTTTTGATTTGTCCTTTCTGTATTGTTTGCGATAATCCTTTATCGCTTGTTTACACAGGTCACACCTGCACTTTCCCACGTTGTAAGCGTAAGGAGTTGCATGGCTGAAAACCCTACCTTTGACAGTAAAGGTTTCGTTAGTTCTTATGGAAGAACTACCTGTAGGAATAAGTTTACCAACCTGAATGGTGTTATTGCCAAACAAGAGGTCATTATTAGATAACTTTTTATCTGCTATAAAGGCTTTTAAGGCTTTTAACAGAGTTGTGCTAATCACTACTGTTCGTTTGTGATTATTTTTTGTAGTATGAACTATTAAAAAACGCGAACCATTATTTGATTTTTTGCCTATGTCGCATACAGTTCTACGAATGTAAACTTCTTTAGACTTAAAGTTAAAGTCTTTTACCCGTAACTCTGTTGCTTCTCCAAAACGACAACCTGTTGCAATTAAAAACTGAGCAAATAACTTTGCACCGTCTGTAGGTAAATTGGCAACTATCTGCTTGAAGTCGTCAGGCTCTAAATTAATGAATGGGTCAGTCTGAGGCACTTTTACCCTCACCCCATGCGTAGGGTTTGCAGTCATTCGCTCATCTTGAACAAGCGGACGAAAGGCAGACCCCAAAGCAATCTTTACATGGAGAACGGTAGAAGGGCTTACACCTTCTTGCAAAAGTTTTTCAAAAAGGCTACGAATGTCACGTTTCGTTATAGACAAGACCTGCTTATTTCCTAAAGAAGGAACAACATACTTCTTTAACGAAGTCTTGTAAGTTTTCTTAGTTATCAAGCGAACATCTGTTCTAATCAACCATTCTTCTAAGTATTCTTCTAAAGTTTGGTTTGATTCAGACTCATTGACTGATAGCCCCCCTTCTGCAAGAATTGCAGAGGATAAGGCTTTGGCTTTTGAGTCAAACGTTCCAGCAGATACTACGCGATTATTTTTGTTGCGGTAATAACCTGTGTAGCGTTTATTTCGGGTAATTACATACGCCATACACTTGCTCCTCTCTCTTTAGTAAGTGTTAGTTAACCTGTTTTTGAGGCAACCTTCTTCTGCTTTGAACCCAAGCCTCTGCGGTCTCTAGTTTCCACACAGGCGTTCTCCCGAAATAAGTATCGGGTTTGGGAAGGGTGTTTAAGTTTCGATAAAGATAGTTCTTTAACGTATTCTGACTTATCCCTGCTTTTTCTGCTAAGTCTTTTTGCGTTAGCCACTCTTGCATTTTTTGCTCCTTTCTTGAGCATGGCTACATCTTACCCAACTCAGCGTGTGCTTGTATAACGGCAGCGTGATTCTTCATTATTTCTGTAAGTTCTTTTGAAGCCTCAAGCATGTTGTCTAAGAACTTGTTTGCTGTTAAATAGTTAGTTGGTTGATACCCTGTGTCAATCATGTCTGCATAGATTTGGATAGCCAGTTTCAAAGATTCTCCGCACATGCTTAATTGACCTGCAAACCGCAAATCTGCTTTAACGTTACTCATTGACTTTCTCCTTGCTTTGCAAGATTCGAATAGTCCTTATAAGTTCTTTATTAACTCTAAGAAGATTACGGTGAGCGTTTACAGACACAACCATAACTAAGCACGAACATACAAGCGCAATTATGATTGCAATTAAATCAGTTGTTTGTAGATACATGAGGTTCTCCTTCTTTAATCATAGTTTCCAACTCTTTAACTAAGAGTTGCTTCTTCTTTAGGTTTTCTTTTAGTTGTTCAACGTATTCAGACAACACAGGCGGATACACAGTTACCTCACGACGAGAGTGCACCCTTACAACTGTCCAATCTCCCATGTCATACCCTCCACAGAGTTCTTCTGCTTCTTTAGGGTCAAGCCAAAAGAAGATTTCATCATCAAGTGGGTGTTCATCTTCTCGACCTTCCCACTCTTCTTGCTTGATTCCAAACGTTACCTTTTCGTTGTTTAGAGTCATTTGCTTTGTTACTGGGTCTTCTTTCCAACGAATGCTTGCTTTGATGATAGATAGTGTTGTCATAGGGTAATCCTTTCTTCTTTAAGAGTTAGTTGATGGTGTGCTAACCACCAAGTTTTTGCGTATTCCAAAGTTGTGTCGTTGAACTGGTAACACCACTTTTGTTTGTGAGTGTGGTGAGCATCTAAATCTTGATTACCTGAGAAGAGAACTACTTTGCCACCATACTGGTTTATGTCCATGAGTATGTTGTCTGCAGGTATTCCCCAGTCAAGTAACTTGCCTACCCAATCTTTTACTCGGTCTTGTCTGCAAGGTATGCAAGAACACTTGTGTTCTGTTTGATGTTTTATCATACGATAACTCCCATAATAGGAATTGGTGGTAAAGAAGGTTGAACTTCTTCTAGGTTTGTTAAAGAATAACTAGAAGACTTAACTGATGTTGAATAATTAGGTAAGTCTTCTATCTCTATCTCACCTTGTTCTGCTTGTGCGACTAACGTTTCCGCTTCTTCTTTAGAGTTAGCGTCAAACGTAATGATTCCATAATTTTCTTCGGCGTATCGAACTACGTATCTTGTCATGTTGCCTCCTATGCTTTCTTGTAGGTATAACTTACGGTGTATGTTTGAGTGTCTCTGTCATAGACACGAATTGAAGGACACTTCTTGCCCCTAACTTTGTTAATGCACTTAAATACTGCAGGAGTATCTGTGCATTCCCAATGGTGTTCGTGACACTTCTTGCAATTATTTTCATCGCAGTCACGATAGGTAATTTCAAGGCAGGATTCACAATAGGTTGCAAAGCATTCTCCACCTTTATGAAAGTTCCAGTATGAACAGTCTCTCCATGACTCTTCAGCGTTGCAACACTTACTAAGAGTTGAAACTCCTGTGCTTAGTTCTCCTGTTTTCATGAGGACACCTTTATGCAGAATGTTTCGTTGTCTTTCCATGGAAGCGGTGTGATGAAATAACCAATACGGTTTACAACTGCACGTCCATTAACTATGTAAGTGCCTCCGTTGTCTCCGTCAACGTAAGTCCATACGTTGTGATAATCGCAGGAATAAACAAAGGCTTCCTCATCTCCGTATGTTTCAAAGAGAATCCCTACGCCATTTTCATCTTGCCATGAGGCGTTATCATCAAGCGTATTACCTATCGGCTTGTATGTTTCCTGCCATTTATCGAGAGTAATACGACGAGTCTTAGTTACTTGCTGTAGTTGTGTTGTCATGTGTTGCCTCCTTTTTTTGTGTTGAGTATTTGATACGAGTTAGTGCACGTGATTGTCCATTTGTTTTTCTGTAACCATAACGAACTAAACGTAGGTTAATTGCCCCTACAGTAAGCCCAAGTTCTTTTGCGATTGTGTATGTGCTTACTCCTAAAAGAGTTTGCTCATTGATTAATCGTGTGAACTCTTCTGCTTCCGTTCTGTTCTTCTCAGACTTCCCTCTTAAGAGGGTTGCAGTTGCGTGAAGTTCTTTAAGACGTTTCAACGCTTCAGGCTCAATAGGTGTTCTCCTGTATTTTACTTTTTCAACGCGAACACGCTTTGGAATTGGTTGACTAGCAACTGAAGGTAAAAGAGTAAAAGAAGTTTGGTCAAGGTTCTTTACAATTAACCTAACCATTTCTCGCGTCACGTTGATAGCCTGCCCAATACTTTCAAGAGACCAGCCTTCTTCTTTTCTTAATCTCCATGCGTATTGATTTCTTTCTTCTTTTGTCTTAAAAGAAAGAAAGATTGCATACGTTTCAGGAGTTAATGGTTGGTTTTTAAGTGCATAACCAACACTTACTTCTTTAACTTTCTTTACGTATTTTGGATTTATGTTTGGGTGCTTCATAGTGTCATCAACCTTTCTACTTGTTCGGTGCTTAAAGAAGTTATCATTCCGTTTGAATCAGTCACAGCATTAGTAATCACTACGTTTCCTAATAGAACTGTGTCATCATCTTTGCCAAACTCGTTAAGCCATAATTTTGTTGCGGTGAAGTTTGGAACTAGACCTATGAGTTTGGTGCGTGCTTCTTCGTTAAACCATAGGGTTACGTTTTGAGAAGGTAACGTTTTGCATTCAACGTAACCTTTGCATGTTTCTTGTAAGAACTTGAGTTGTTCTTCATACTTACACTCTTGGACTGCTTTAGTTCCGTCTTCGTAAAAGATAACTGCTTTAACTTCTTTATAATTTACGTAATCGTTAGAACTACCGCAAACTAAGCACACAACTTCTTTATCATTATTCTCTGTGTCTTCGTTATAAGTGTAAGAATCGTAGTATGGGTCAAATGGTGTGACTGACTCACAAGGCATACACCATGTCCATTCGATGTTATCAAACTGACCCACGTAATCGAATACCCCATACTGACCATGACGTGAATAAACTTCATTACACAAGTCATAGATGTTTTTAGGTGCAGGGTTATTCGCCACGATAATCCTCCTGTGTTTGAACAAACTTATACGGAGTGTATGAAGGGTCGTTGTTAATTATGCTTCCCAACTCATTAAGTTCTGAATCAGTTAGGTTGTCTATCGCTTCCCAGTCTTCTTTTGACCAGTTGTTTGTATCTACTAAACACAAACCACTTGCCCAACCGTAGTTAGAGTCTTTAGCGATGTATGTTGCATTATCAAAGTCAACAACACGAACGTAAACTTCTCCGTCAACTTTAACAATTCCGTCAGCAATTAAAGATAGTCCTGCACCTGTAATTGCATTAGCAAGATTGCTTAGTTCGATGTCTTCTTTTGAAGAGATAATTACTGCGATTTGTTTACCCATAAGTTATGCCTCCACTTCTGTTAGTTCGATACCGCGTTTTTTTAATCTTGCAGTAATCTCATCTTGAATTACTCCATAGATACCCATGATGTCATCGCCTGTTGGTGCGTAATCAACAGCCTCTTTCCAAACGTCTAACGGAAGAGTGACTCCGTATTCTTCTTTTAGATTTTCG